CAGAATTGAAAATCAAGATTGAGATTGAAAATGGAGTAATTATATTCAAATACTACTCATTATAATATTCAGCTAAATCTAATGCATTATAGTATGCATCATCCGCACCACTTACATCTCTCATGGCATCTTTTATTACGTTTTCGCTCATTCCACAATGGTTAGCGTAAAAATTATACATATCCAAGTCAGTATCACACTTATCATAAATGTATGAATCTGTTACCATTCCTTCATCATATTTTTTTAAATCTTTTGCACTATACATTTATTTATCCTCCTTTATTATTTTCATTTATTCAATCCCTTCATGCACTTAAAAAATATAACTACTTGATAAATACTTTGGAAATCTCTTTACAAATCTTTGATTTCCAAAACGTGTTTCTATTTCGCAACCTTGTTTTTGCAACCTCCTTATTTTTCTTTTTATGCCGCTATATGAAAACGCCCATATTCCTACAAAACAATATTCTTTTGGTGTTGACATTGTGCAAACAAATCTTTTAATCATTTTTATCCTCCTTTATGATTGTATAAGTATATTCTTTGTACCCATCCTCATTATTCCAAATTTTTAAAACCTTACCTTTTCTGTCAACATCAATTGATAATTCTACACTTTCGCCACTATGTTCTATCATTTCCTTATCCGATATATTGATTACTATTTGCATTTTTTCCACCTTTGCTTTATAAACTATCTATAAATTCCTTTGCATCTTCAAGTGTTGCAAATTCTTCGCCTATGTAATCTTCGCCATCAGATACATTGTAGAAAAAAGGATATTTCTTAATTCTGTTTCCATCTGAATCAACTTTCCAACACTTATCAATTCCATATCCTTTGTAGTTTTTTAATTCCTTGCTATCAAAATCGTAAAACATATTGTGTACTTCGCTTTCCTTTGATGATTATATTATATTGAATGTTTATATAAATGTCAATACTTATTTTATCGGTCTTATTGCTTTAATGGTTACAGTTTTATAAACACCTTTATTGGTTTCATAACGTACAGTGTATTCAAGTCCACTATTACGATGAGTAGGTACTACCGATAGTATGTTTTCAAGATGTATAGTTTTTGTCTTAGGCATCTTTTTAACAATTCTCAATCCTATTCTAAGGCGGTCAATATCTGTATATTCAATAGGATAATGCTCATATTTTCTATTGATACGTGAATTTGATACATCAATCCAATGCTTTACAGTATCAATATCATCTGTAATAGCACCACCATCGTATTCACCACCAATCACATAATAAACGTGTTCGTAAAATACTTCAAGGTCGTCATTCCATACTATATCTGTATCAATATGTTTTAGCGTTTTATGACCTAATCTTAGTACGAATACATAATTATGATAATTATAATCCATTGCTAAGTTTTTATTGTAGTGATATGCGGTTTCTTTTTCTATCCATATTCTAATAAAATCATGATTCTTTCGCATATCTATATGTCTAGTGCCGTTTGAACCGCTCATAGTTATCGTGTTTAATACATATCCTTGATTGTAATATGCATTAACAAATTCTGTTATTTTAGTGTCAAGATAATTTGATTTAATATTATATACCATTGTATTTACCTCCATTTTAAAAAATTTTTTAGAAAATATTACATTCTTTCTCTCTGTATTTAATACCCGATATACTCTTTAGATATTGCGTCCAATGTGCGGCTAATTCTGTCCATGAATCTTTTTTAATAATATCTGTTTCCTTTTCTGCACAATCTAAATAATAATCTATATAAGATTTAATAATCTGAATTCGTTCTTGTTCTTTCATAATCAATCTCCTATACTATAATAAGTGCTAACAAATTCACCATTAGGTGTAATATAATAATTCCAATCACCATATGCCGCTTGTTCATAACCAATTGTGATACTATCTTTTGGTGCGAATTTTACCTCTTTAAAGTGCTTAGTGCGATAATCAGTTCTGCTACTAATCAGATTGATTACTGCATCAAACTGTGCCTTAGTCAAAGTTACTGTAGCATTTTCAGTGTCATAGTTGTTGAATAATTCATCTAAGAAATCCATGTTATATACCTCCTATGTATTGGCTGTTTCTTAACTACAAGTATAATATATCATATATATATTAAGTTGTCAACACTAAAATTAAAAAATATTTATGGTAGTTACATTTAAATATATTGCTCTATCACATAAAAAAGAGCCGCATAAAAACGGCTCTTAATGATTATTCGTTTATAAACTTATAAATCATATCAATCTTAGATTGTGAAATACTATGTGAATTTGATAAGAACGTTGTGATTGTACCAATAGAACTTATATTTCTATCATGACAACGCTTTGCAAATTCAGTCTTAGTAATATTGTGTTTGCGTATATACTCTAAACAATCTTTTCTCAATGTGATTGCTTTAAGTTCCTTATTAACAAACGTATTACTCTTATTATCAAGATATGATTTATAATCGTCCAATGTTTTACCATAACGCTTGATAACTTCATTTATATACTGTCTAGTACAGCCAAGAGTTTCGGCTGTAATAGACTGATTATAATTATTAAGTTCTAAAGTTTTGTACACGTTTATAATTTTATCATTCATTTCAATACCTCCAAGTATTATATTATCATAACATTTATATTGCGTCAATAGGTTTTTAAAAAATCATACTACTTGTAGTTTACCTAAAGATGACTTACCACATCTCTTACAATAATAATCTTTAGTATGTTTAATCCACTTAGGTTCTCTTTGCCTATACACATCGGTTATAATACGATTACAACAAGGACATTTTAACCTATAATGTTTCTGTTTTGATTTATTTTTCTCTATACGCTCTTTATTAACATCGGCGTTTAATCTTTCACTAAAATCCGAGCATCTAACAATATTCATATTGTAGCAATCATTAACCAATTCAGCATATTCTAACCATTTACCACCATGATGAGCACCTACACATTCATTACATGAATGAATCAATTCGTGCATCACCGTGGTACGTACACTATTAATATCATTTCTGTCATCCAATAAGAATGAACTAATGTTAATACTCATAGTTGCTGATATTGGTTCACGCTTTAACGTTATTGGATTATATCTGTACTGTACATTACGATATTTACATTGACCATATCTTGTTTTTGCTCTTGTATTTACTGTAAATTCATTTTCAGTAATATTGGGATAAATACCAATAGCGTTTAATTCAGCTATACACTCTTTTGCAATTTTCTTTAAGTCATACATTCCCATTTCTTTATTTCCTTTCGTCTTTTGATAAATCAACTATATCAAATTATATTTAGTTTGTCAAGCATATTTTTAAAATTATTTTTCTTTCTATTATACATAGAAAAATTGTGTGCATGATTAGTAGTAATTATATTTAAATATAAACGTGTATATATAATTCTTATATAGAAGAAAAATTTTTTCAATTTATACTTGACAAATAAAATTCTATATGTTAATCTATCATTGTAAACGATAACAAACATAAGAGAGGTAATAATATGACTTATCAAGATATTATGGAAATCTTAAAAGATTATGGACGTACTAAAGGACACGTATGGCTAGTAAAGGGATATTGTAATGATGCTACTATAGTACAACTTAAATATGATACTACAAGGCGTTATTTTATGACACGCATTTACGCATTATCTGAAACAAATGAATATTGCGATATTCCATTACAGAGAGTGCCACAAGATGTATTTCAGAACAATGTAGAATATTTATTATCACAAGGATATACAATTTCTTTTTAATAGGAGGATAACAAAATGAAAAGATATGTATATTATCAGCCAAACGACAAGGATTTAAAAGATGAAGTAGGAGATTGTCAAATAAGAGCATTTAGTAAAGTACTAGGACTTAGTTGGTTAGAGGCTTTTGATTTAACAACGCCACTTTGTAGAGAATTACAGACATATACAATATTCGGTTGTGATTTAAAGAAAACAAAAGAGGCTATGAGTAAGTTAGGATTTGAATATACAGGTATATCTAACAAAAAGGGTAGTAAAAGACCGACAGTTGATGAGTTCGCTAAAAAGCATCCAATAGGAAAATATATTCTAAGTGTAGCAAACCATGTTGTAGCTTGCGTTGATGGAAAATATTACGACACTTGGGATAGCGGCTATAAATGCTTATATGGTTATTATGAGTTAAAGAATGAACAATAACCCCCTATCCATTTTCAATCTCAATCTTGATTTTCAATTCTGATTCCGAATCTCAATTCTGAATTTCAATTTTGATTTTGAAAATGGATTTTTAATTTTCAATCTTAATTTTCATTTTGGATTCTTATATTTAAATCTATTTCCCATTTTAGATTTTCGATTTCAATTCTCATTTTAGATTCTAATTTCAATTCTAATCCTAATCTTAATTACTTTTAAAATCCCCTTAAATCCCTTAAAAACTATTTACCTAACCAATTTACCATTAACCTATTTACCATGCCTTAAACAGCCAAAATCGCAGAAATTTGACTATGTTATCCATTCAATGACCGCTTGACAATCCCAAATAAAAATAATCAAAATTTGTACTTGACAACCAATTCTCATGTGATATAATAGACTCATAGACAAAGGGATTATATCTGTTGGGATAATGATATAATGATTCTATTGTTTATATCCATACTGTTGTTGTTTTTGTTTTCCAATTGCATAGAGATTAGGTTGATTGTACAACCTACACAATCAACCTAAGATATGCAATCCTAAAGCGATAACGATAGCTTGATAGAACAGCCTAAAGGAATATAATATATGGCTATATGATAATATATAATAACAATAATAATATATAATATAATATATTTAACTATATCATAATAATAATTAACTAACTAATTATATATATATTTAAATATAATAGACACCATCTGTACTACATATATGCACATCGCCCCAAAATTACGGATTCGCTATAAAGCCAAAATCGGCAAAAATACGTAATTTCACAAATTAAAGTTTTTGCAAATACTTTAACAATGTAAAGTGATAACGTGGCGACTTTTTAAAGTGATAATACGTTAGTGTAGTAGTGTAGTAAAACTACACTGCGTTAGTGTAGTAAAGTGATATATTTAAATATATGACCGAACAAGTGTTTATGATATATTTAAATATATCATCTTACTCCAATCCTTCTATAGAAAAAATATTTTTGAAAAAACCTATTGACAACTATATAATAATTTGATATAGTTAAGATGTTCCAAATAAATCATATCTAATTCATAGGAGGAAACATTATGCAACCAAAAATTTTAACAACAATCGAGAATTTTAACAATCTCATGGCTATGAGAGTATTCACAGAGGCTTGTGAACAGTGGTGCGTTGAGAACAAGAATTTTAAATACGAAATTGTAGTTAAAACTACATACTTCGATATGGGGCAAGATTGGAAGTATACAGCTTTTATCACTATAGACACCGACACGGAGGAAAGCTGGCAGAGCTTATGTCCTAGAGATTGGGAGTTGGTAGTTGAAGAATCCGATATTAATAGAATTGTAGAAATGGCATGGTTCTACATGGATAACTTACAGAAACCATGGGAAGAACGCAAGCACCTTTACGAGAAGTTCTAAACTAAACGGAGATGGTCAAACATCTCCGTTTTTATTATAGGCAGATGATATATTTAAATATAACCAATATGGATATATTTAAATATATTATATCCATATTGGTTACAAAAATATTTTTAAAAAAGGTGTTGACAATCTATCTATAATTTGATATCATTATCTTGTCGATAAGGACAGCAGTTCACAAGAGCCTTTTAGCCGCTACTGTTTTATTGATAAACAATAACAATATTATAAAATCCTATTCAATATGCAATAGGTAGAAAAGAGGTTATTTATGTACGTTGAAAATCTTTACAGTCCTAGGACAGGAGTTGCAGTCGCTAATCAGTTTGTTATTCATGATGAGGAACACAACAAAGTTACATTTCAGAGTTACTCTAGTAGAATTATGGAGCTTGACAGAAATAAGAAAACTTTATATATTGGTAGCAATTGGGATTATTCAGTAACTACAAGCAAATACAGAAATCAGTTTGTAGCCGACTATCTTCCATATGAATTAAAGAGCTGTTTATCTACTAAAAAGGATATAATGAAAGCTCTTGAAGATGGAGAAGTAAACGGATGGAGGATAATCAGATAATGAAAAGTTTTGTTAATTACTTTATTGGGGCGTTTGCATTGTGTTGGTTGTTCATTTTTCCTATGGCTAATAATCCATATATCAAATATTTTGGTACGTTTATATGTGTTATCATTATTACGTTAATTGTTGTATGTCGTAAAGAATAAGGGCGGTTTATCCGCTCTTATTTTATTGTAGGATGGTATATTTAAATATATGATAGAGTGATATATTTAAATATATGCTAAAAAATATTTTAAAAAATATATTGACAAACTATTCAGATTATGATACTATATATACATAAGGTAATTCAATACATTTTAGGAGGATTTAATCATGACAAGAGAACAGAAAATTTTATCAGAAATGAACAGAGAGGAACTTAGATTAAAAAGAGCCGTTGAAGAAAACAACAATGCAATGGTTCAGTACCATGAAGGTAAAATCGAAGGTTTCACAAGGATGTTAACTCTATTATCCTATAGAGTAGAAAAGGAAGAGATAGCCGATTTAAACGGTTATAGTATCTATAAATATACTAACATCTATGATGTGAGATAATAATAAAAACGGAGTCGTAAAGGCTCTGTTTTTTTATCTTTTAATGATATATTTAAATATATCATTTTAAAATTTATACTTGACAATTGTATCAATATGGTATATTATAATTATAGTATCAATAATATATTATTCATAGGAGATTAAAACAATGCTTTATTATTTAAGTTGTAGTGCATGGGGTTATGCTGTTTGTGTGGCTGATGACAATAATGATAAAAAATTATACGTGCGTACAGTTCATAAAGATGGTAGTTATGATTTTACAGCGGATTATTCATTGGCTAAAAGATGGAAAAATTGCGAACCAGCAAGAAAACACTTAGAGAATTTAAAGAATAGCGACAATTGAGCCGCTATTCTTTATACTATAAACATATATTTAAATATATATCTATAAAAATATTTTTAAAATACTAGTTGACAATCATATATCATTATGCTAATATATACTTGTAAGTTAAATATATCTTAATTTTATGGAGGATTTCAATATGAAAACAAATTACAAAAGAGCTTTAAAAGCAATGGCTAAAATGGAAAAGAGAATATACTTTGATACACTTGACAGTGTAGTGCTTGTATCTGAAAGTCATTTTATTATCAGTGTACCATATGCAGAATGGCAGGAACTAGTTGAAGGTGTTGACGCTGTATTTAAAAAGAATGAACTATCACAGAATGATGCATTAAGAAAAATCTTTTATGATAATAAGGACGGTATAGGTGTACAGTGTGAAATGACTAACGCCGCTATATATTGTGGTGATAAGTTAACAAGAGTCTTTAAGGCTAGTGATTCTCTTGGAGTATTCAACGAAAAATTTTTAGATGTAGTACGTGATACTATACACGCTGATTATCTTGTTTATGGTATGACAGTAAACACTACTAGCGAACAGATTAAAGTGCCTATGATACACGCTGATTTTGATGCTAATGATAAACTGATAAGTGGAGTGGCTATACTTCCTATCAATTGTAATGTAAGAGATGTATTTAATCACATATTAGAATAAATATAAAAGGGATAGAAATATCCCTTTTTATTTTATCAGTAATCATATATTTAAATATATAAGCTAAGATATATTTTAATATATCCAATTTATCGTACTAAAATTTTTCAAAATAATTCTTGACATTAAATTATTTATCATATATAATAAAAGAGAATTAAATAATAACTTTTTATTAAGGAGGACGTAATTATGTCAGAATACACACAGATGGCAGATGATTTTTGCACTAAGCATGGAGTTTCAATCATCATTAAACAAGGAGAGAACCACAAGCCACCAATTACAGATGGTCTAGGTTATAGAGTTAAAATTAAGCGTATTGTAAATGGTAAATTAAGACAGTATAGTTTTGATTTTTCAGATAGTTTTCATAATAAAGTGTATGGTCTACAACCTACAAACTATGACATACTTGCTTGTCTTGAAAAGTACGAAATCGGAGATTTTGAAGATTTTTGTTGTGAGTTTGGTTATCCTATGACCGATGATTATGGCAGAATCAACAGAGCAAACAAGAAGCTATATAACGCTTGTGTGAAAGAATGGTACAATGTTAGACGTATGTTTGACGATTGCCTTGATGAGCTGAGAGAGATTAATTGAGTTAACGAAAGACCGATAGATTTTTATCGGTCTTTTTGTTTGAGTATAGAATAGATTTAAATATATGTCTAAAATATTTTTTAAAAAAAATAGTTGACAAATGAAATCAAAGTGCTATAATAATATATGTAAGGTAAATCAATAATAAATTCTAGGAGGATTTAACAATGAGTAAATTAAGTGGTGTAGGTGTAAATGGTTATGGTTTTACTTTTAATCGTAAGAGCGGCAAGGTCATTCAGACTCTTGAAGGTAACGTACCAATGCTAAGAATGGCAGGAATGAAGCTATCAGCTACTAGAGATTACGTGGTTGTTGGTAAGGATAATCTAATATATGCCTACTATGAAGGCAGAAAAGACACAATGCCACATATTTGCGATGATATGGTTGGTATGGATGCTAAAAAGATAGGCATTGATGTTTCACAGTTCTAAAAGATAAATCAGAGAACACTAACAATCGTTCTCTGATTTTTTTTATTATATATAGATATATTTAAATATATAAGAATAAAATTAAATAAAAATATTTTGAATAAAAGTGTTGACAAATGATATAAACAAGAGTAATATAATATATGTAAGATAAATAAATCTTTTAAACCTAGGAGGTAAATATTATGTTATTTGATTATGACGCTTTAAGTAGAGCAATTGAGGACAAGTTCGACTATGAATTGGGAAAATTCGTAAATGGTGATGAGGATGAAGTTGCTGACGTTTGCGAACAGATTGACAGCTACAATGGATTTTTGGGTGATGATAGATATTATCCTATGGATGAAATTGATGAGCTTGTCAGCATTGAAGGTAAGTCAGTTCTTGAAGTTCTTGATATGTTCGCGAGTGACTTTGATTTAGACGATGATTATTTTCAGTATGGTATCTATGGTATTAGTTCCACTGACAGCCGTGATTATGTTTCTTTACTTGGTGCATCTGAAATCACAGAGCAGATTAAAGATAATATCAATCAAGTTGATAATGAGGATTTAGAGGTTATTTTTGACAATGAAGATTGTGCAAGCACAGAACTCGATGACCTTGAAGAGCTTTTTGCAGACATTGAAGAGGATGACGAAGAGGGCATGAAAGACGCACAGAATCAGCTTGAAGATTTTATCAATAATTACGGATTAAAAGAATACTTAGATATTGAAGAGTAATCTTAAATAGGGATAGTCAATCTATCCCTATTTTATTTTATTATGCATATATATTTAAATATAACCTACTATATATTTTAATATATCTTTATAAAAATATTTTCAATTTACCTATTGACAATATAACTTATATTTGTTAATATATACTTAGTTCCAAACAATACAACTTAATAGGAGGGTTTCAATATGTTAAATATTGAAGTTGAATACAAACACGATAGAGTGCTTGTGCATGGTTTATCTTTTAATTTTGCTTGTGATATGATTGAATCGGTAATCGTTCCAACTAGCTTTAAGGTTATCTTTATGAACGGCAATACGTTTTATAAAGACCGTAAAGACAACAAGTCATTTGCAAGGTTTAATGAAGTGTTTGATACTCTTGTAATCAATCGTAAATATATAGATAAAGAAAAATGGAATAAATACATCAAAATCAAAGGTGCAATTTCATTTTCTAATTGAGATTTAGAAAAGCGGTTTAATCGCCGCTTTTCTTTTTTTGTTGATTATTATATTTAAATATATTAGTCTATAACTTTTTTTATTTTACCCTATTGACAAATGTTTATAAATGATTATAATAGATAATGTAAACAATATTTATTCACTTTGGAGGTAGATAATATGAAAAGCACAGATGATATCGTAAAATTAGCAAAAGAGTTATGCGAAAAGGAAATTGCAAGAACTATAACATTATTGAAAGACAATGAGGATAAATGGAATGAATACATGGATTTAAAGTTACATAATTGTGCCGCAGTCGATAATATAGAGATTGAAAAGAATGGTATCAAAATCACTGTTAATAATGTGTATGAAACATTTTTTAGTACATTTTGCGATGTACAGTATCAACAGTTTTTAGATGATTGCAGTGAGGAAGGAATAGATTTTAACAAGTTGCGTGATAATGTTGGACGTACTAGCAGTTTTTATTTAGGTATTTTACACGATGATACAACATATATGGACGTATTACAAGATTTTTCTTGCGCTTTAGGTGAAAGTAGTTTACAGTTTAAATATGTTGCTGATATTGAAACCTATATGATACGTTTTGAAGATGAGAATAATATAAGTGAAACCGAAGTAGAAGAAATGTTGTTTATCACTAAATGTATATACTCTGAAATAGAGGATGCGTTAGCTGATATTATCACTGTATATAATCTCATAGATAACTTTAAGAATAATCAAGTTGAGATATATAAAGACTTTATTGAGTATGAAGTTGCAGATAGATTAGCAGTGTGATACAGATGAGATAGAGATTATTTCTCTATCTCATTTTTTGCATGGTGATATATATTTAATTATATCTTATGGTGTATATTTAAATATATCGTCATCGTATCAGTTTACATCTTGTATCAATAAGTATAAAGTAAAACATACTCGATTTTATTGTTTATTTGACGTTTTAGGCGTATGAAGTTGATTTATAGTACAATTTACCATAAACGAATAAAATGCGCTTAAATCGCCAAAATCACAGATTTTTAATTTTATAATTATTTTTAAAAAAGTTGTTGACATTAAAATGATTTAGTAGTAATATAATACTTGTAAGGCGGTTACGTCTTACATATCACATTGAAAACTTAATACATAGGAGGATTTAATCATGTTATTTCTTGAAAACGTTCTAGGCGACCTTCATACAACTGCCAATGTAAAGGTTCTGTTATCATCATATACAGTGTACGGTATTGGAGAAACGGACAATCCTATACGTATGCAAGATGGTTGTGGTAATCATCGAGTTATGAATTGGCTTGATGCTATGGCAGATGAAAACTTATTCAAACAGTTCCTTGTTGAATCTGTTAAATGTGAGTTTGAATCATCTTACATGGATAAACCACAATGGACTGTAGTTCTTGCAAACGGCAAGGATGAGCGCACAAGTAGATTAGAATATAGTTCTAACTACAGAGCTTGTCATGAAGCAGGTTTAATCTGAATGAGATTCGGCGTTAGTGGTAAACGTGGCAACAGAAAACCACTTTTTATTTGAGCAAGAAGGTATATTTAAATATATAGTATAGATATAATTAAATATATATAATCTAAAATAATCTAACTTAATTAAAAAACTTTAAACAATTATTTTAAAAGTTTTTGTTGACATATACTTATAACTATGATAATGTATATACAGAGCTACTTATTAACTATCATATGGAGGTTTTATTATGAATACTATTAAAGGTTTTATCGAAGCATTAAAGAAGGATAAAGGTTATGACTATCTTGCTAACAATTACCAGAACATGAGTAAAGAAGAGCTTGAACGAATCGCACTTGAATTTCTTTATGAGTTAACAAGTGAAATGCATGAAGCAGATATTAACAACGCTATTGAAGAGTTAGAAGATTTCTTTAGTTATGAATGGGAGGATGACAATGAGTAAACAATTTGCAGTAGGTGATTATAGTTGGAAAACTGTTAGTGAAATTATTGATATGGTAAACGCTAATTGCGACATCGCCAATGAAGAGCGCATACCAATGAAGATTATACATGAGGATTTAGGTTGGTTTATTGAGTGTCTTAATGAATCAGATGAGGACAGATTAGATAAGCACCTAAAATATATTTATGGAATAGAGTAGGGTAAAACCTACTCTTTATTATTTAGAGATATAATTAAATATATGTTAGAGATATAATTAAATATATTGTCTTAAAATTATTTTATAAACTTTTAAAAAACATATTGACAATATAATCTAATAGTATTACAATTGTCTTATCAAAACAAATGGAGGTTATTTATATGATTAGAGGAATTTTATTAGGCGTTATGATGTTAATTGATACAGCTAATATCAATACTTGTGATATTGATAATCTGTATGCTAAATCAATGTTAGTCTATGAGGTAGACAGAGAATATGATATATTATATCTTACTGACTCAAACGGCAACGGATGGGAATATGTAGGCATTGAGGACTTAGGCGTTGGTGATGTAGTTGATTGCTTAATGTATGACAATCAGACAGATATAATCTATGATGATAAGATTGTTAAATTGCAATACAGCGGATTTACAACAGAGGGTTGAACAAACCCTCTTTTTAGATTATATATTTAAATATATATCCTATAAATATTTTTAAAAAAAGTATTGACAAATAAATATAATAGGTGTATTATAATTATATAAGATAAATCAATTCAAGAGAGGTGTTAATTATGAAAGCTGAAAGAGTTGCTAGAATCAAGAGATGTTTAAAAGAGTATGATATGTCGTTCAATAGTGCTACAGAGCGTCCTTATTATTTTGAAGAGTCGCTAATATTCGATAAAGTTACTAATCGCCGTTATTGGTCTAGTCCTAAAGGATTCTTTAGTAACATAGCCGACTTAGAAGCATACAGACAAAATGAAACTAAAGTAACTGCTTATCGTGTTTGTATTTGGCATGAAGAGTGCGGCGAAATAAAGCCACAGCTTATATATGTAAAGGGAGTGGAGTAATCCACTTCCTTTTTTTATTTGATGAACTATATATTTAAATATATCGCTTTATCACGTTAAAGTTTTGAAAACTATTTTATTTTTTCTATTTGACATTCTCGTTTAAAATTGGCTTATAAAGGACTTGAATATTTTGGGGCAATATGATATATATAATATATAGCTGATGATTAAAATAGTACTTGACTTTTATAGTTAGTTATTATAATATAATCATATAGTTAGTTATTTAGTTGTTTAAGAACTAAATGAAAAATCATAGTTGACAACATAAACAAACTATGATAATATAATTATAGAACATTGTTAACGATATACTTGAATGAGGTTATACAATCCATCCCTTTCTGATAATGTGATAAACCTCTTTTGAATAAATATTGAATCCTTATGTAATCTCATTCAAGTATTTATACTTATATTTGTAGAGGGCGTGACAACAACTTGCGACACCCTTCACCTCCTATGAAATAGAAATAGAGCGTATCGACTTTGATTCGGTACGCTTTATTTCTTTATATGATTCTATATTTAAATCTATATATTTATTTCGTTTTTAGGCAGCAGGCGTGTTATTTTAATTTAGATAATAAAATCCCTTAGTGAATAATTAAAACCGTCTTAAAGGTCAAAATTCAAAGAAATATAAATACATTTAGAATCAGATTCTAAAATCTAAAATCAAAATTGATTTTTGATTCTAATTATAATTTTAAATTTTAAAATTAGATTTTAAAATTAGATTTAAATATATGTTTTATAATTTAGATTTTAAAATTAAAATTAGATTTTAAAATTAGAATTAAAATCTAAAATCAGAATCTAAAATTAAAATCTAAAATTATTTTTTAAAACCTATTGACATAAAATAAAAACCATGCTATCATGTAATCAGTTCAAAAGAAATACCACAAACAACAAACATTTAGGAGGATTAGAAAAATGAGAACATGGGTTAATGGAGAATTCAGCAAGGCAGATGCAAGTGCAGTAAAGATGTATCTTAAAACCAAGGGTATCAAATACGAGCCTAGCCAAGTCGGTGACATGATTCATATTGAGGCTTATATGACCGCTAACGAGCTGACAGAGTTTAATGATTGGATTGATGATACACTTGAATAAACATAAGATAATAGGATGAGGTCAAACGGCTTTATCCTATTATTTTTTTATTGTATTTATTAGCCGATTCTAGCCATCTAAAATCTAAAATGGTAAAGTTGACCGACTGAATGATTAAAGTGTCTTAAAAGCCAAAAATAAAGGAAATAAAGCTATATTATAATAACTATATAATAATAACTATAATATATAAATATATATAATTAACTAACTATTTAAATATATATTATATATATACTAAGGCATCAGCTGTACACTATATCGTCCATATGCCCCCAAATTTACGAGCGCGCTTTTACAGAAATCTCAGAATCGGAAAAAATATATTTAAATATATCCGAACATTTATTCGGACTTTACTGCGGTAAAGTGGCATAATTTTACAGCGTTATCACGTTAATACTTTATCATAATAAAGAGATAGATTTAAATATATCATCGAACAATTGTTCTTGACTTTACCGCTTTATCATAATAAAGCGATTGTCTTACAATTTAATAAGTTTATTTAATTGTGTAAACAATTCTATACAACTTTCGATTTTTTCTGGATCAGACTTAAATTGTGTACACAATATTTTTTATTATCTGAAAATATGAATAAATTGTTAACATTTATAAAAATCACTTGACAAAAATAATTTTATGTATTCTTTAGTACGTTAAAGTAACATAGTAAAAAATGATTTTTTCACATTATATAGAAAGAAAAATTTTTTTTGATTTTTTGAAAAAAAGTATTGCAATATATTAAAATATATGTATAATAATACTCGTAAGGCAATTCAATATTTCAATAGCGCAAGGCGCAGAAAGTAGGTATAATATGAAGAGTGCAACAATTTACAACCCAACACACAAGATTGCAAAGGTTTACGATGGTAACGCAACTAGCAATTTAACAAGTTACGACGGCTTATCAATGGTCAAATGTGATAAAGTCAATCATGGGAGTTATAAGATTTATATCAATGACGAAAAAACAATTTATAACAATCTGCTTCACATTTATGCTAAAGATAAAAAAGAATTGATTGAAGTCAACGCGACTTTTAATTATAGCAAGTTGACGGAGTCAGAAAAAATATGGTGTCTGGCATATATCGAACAAAACAATATGATATGTAGTAAACAATTAAATAACTTAGTCGTATCAATGTATATCGACAAAAACGATATACCGAACAATTTTAGTTATTTGAGCCAATTATTTAAAACCCTCTGCCACAATGTAGATACGAAATATAGTTTAATTGACTATGATAATAAAGGCAAAAAAACAATTGAGTCTTTAAATGATTATCACGATATAGTGAAAAGTTTACAAGCGAGATATCGTCAATCGGTAACAAGCAATATATATCTAACTAAAATCTAAAATATGATTTAAAAATAGAGTGCTGGATAATAGCACTCTATTTTTTTATTATCTATATAATTGTATGCAATATAATAGCACTATAAACGTATTACATACAATATAATTGTACTATTAAAGTAATACAATGACGCTTGTATGACACTAACTAACTAAAGACTAAATATAGTCTTTTTTCGCTTATTTTTACCCATAGAATAAATTAAAATATATTTATTGTGTATTTTATCATGGATAAATTAAAGTCGCTTAAAACGCAAAAATGAGGAAACGATATTAGATAAAATAGTTTCCATATTGATAAACGATAAAACGATAAAAATTTTTATGATTTTATGTAAAGACTTGAAAGGCGCATAAACAGTGGGATTGCTTAGAGTGGGAGGCTTGAGATGCAGAGCTGGTGCCCCTCCCACCACTTTTCAAATTTACGTTTAAAAATATTTTAAATAACGAGGTGTAGCTGATACAGGGATAGCTCCCAAAGCCAATTTCACCCATATAACAAAATAAGAGAGTCTTTCAACTCTCTTTATTCGTACACTATTCTTCTAATCTCATTTCCACAGAACGGACAATAATTCATATCCTCAATCATTTCCTTATCATAATCATACGTATCAAATTTACGACCACACTCCTTGCAATGAATTTCTGTAGTTACTTCTACTTCATCAGTTCCATCCATTGTTTCTTCCCACATAGTCTTAATAACAATATCGGTTTCCATTTCAACTCTCCTTCTCATAATCTCTAATAACTTTTATTGCTGTTCTTATAGCTTCAATTGTCGCTTTATTAACAGTTATCTCAGATACACTTCCGAATTGCCATACCAAACCATCATAATCATTAACCACATTTTTTAATATGGCTTCGGCTTTTTGTACATCTTCATAAGTATAGGGTTCATCTTCAAACATCTATTAACCTCCATAGCCCCAAGAATCAGCATCAATCTTATCTTTTAATTCCTCCAAGTATTTAGTTCTATCAACTCCACTCCACTCATTATCACCAAACAACTCATAATTTAATTCAGCACTTCTCTCAGTGTCACCTGTTAACGCTTTATACAATCGTCTATCAAAATCACTCATTTTATCTCTCCTTTTAATCCTCATGCGGAACAATCCACTCAATACACTCAATAGGCAATATATACTGAAATTCATAATTTTTTGTATAATAAAGCCTCTTTGCACTTGTATCGCCTTGAATTACATCTTTTAATATTCCTCTACGACCACAATCAAGTTTATATCCAACATCGATTGTTTTATTAGGTTCGACTATCTGTGGAATATCTACGTCTGATTCAAACATACTATCTACCCACGTCCAATAACCATCATCAATATCAAGAGTATAACAATCATCATAAGCACGTCTAATAGTAGTAACTTTCCCTGCATATTTCATCATCTCTGATACAACTGTGGCTTTATATAGTTCTCTATCTCCTTCTTTTAAATCTGCTCTAATTCTTACCTCATCTCCTGCTTTATATCTCATAACCCTATTTCCTCCGCATTAAATAATTCTTAGTTTCGTCAGATAATTTATCCAATATTTCTGACAATTCTTTATCATTATATTTCTTCATTCGTCAATGCCTCCATCTTACCAATCTTTACAATTCTCTTCAACGTTTCTTTATCTCTGAATTTTGCCGTAGCTCCAAATCTATACATATCAGATTTAATTACCACGCCCTCAAAGTTCCCACCATCATATCCGATAGTAACAAATATCTCATCATCATATTCATCTCTTACAATATCACCGAATTCATATTTCATATTCAATTCCTCACTTCATCATAAACAATATTTGCCGCAACTCCAAGATACAAAACGCCCACTGTTGTAAATATGTCCTTACCTAACAGAACAAATCCACAGCATACAAATACTATAGCTAGAACGAATCTAATAATAGTTTTATATATCTCCCTCATAACAAAATTTTCCTTTCTACACAATTACTTTACCTATAACATCATAATAATAATCACCACCAAGTAATGTTAAACTATTACCTACCCACTCTTTATCAAATACATCACCATTGCGACTAATATGAGTACCCTTAGTTCTAACCCAACTTCCATCTATCTCATAACTATCAAATACTACGTAGATATAATTACCATAGTCGCCGTATTCGGTTAAAAATATATCTCCTTTCTTCATGTTTTCTAATTTAACTGTTTTACTCTCGTCAAATAATTCAACTAACATATTGTCGTTTCCTTTCAATAAAAAATAGCTTATATAAATATAATATAAGCTATTTTCTCATTTGTCAATATTTATTTAACAATTAATACCATCAATTTTCATACCGAAATATTTTACTAAATCCTCGGGAGTGATATTATGCTCGTTGCAATATTTAGCCAACTCATCATCCTTATCGTCATACTCCCAAACTGTATTTTTACCTACCCAATTATCGAGTGCTACAATCTTAGCTGTGTATATCTTTACAATTCTCTCACCGTTTGGCTCACCATTTGAACCGAGAAGATTTAACTCATCGTCAAGGTCGCCATCAATGTTAATATAGCCGTAATCTCCGACCAAAGTATTATCATCAATGGCTAAATAATGCTCTCCGTCATCAACTACAACACAAGCCGCATAACCTAACTTACACTCATTGATTGCGTTAAGCAAAATCTTTTTAGGTGTAAAAAAATCACTAATTATTTGTTTACGTATAATCTTATAACCCCAACAATCCTTTGTCATACCATCATATACATCATTATCATCGAAACTACGATTATATTTATCATTGTAACTATTTTTACGAATATACAAATAACATGGATATCTAAAGTTGAAAGTATTATCATCATCATATGTAATATCGAATCCATGTAGTAAAAATAGATGCTCGTCAGCATTTTTAACTTTAACAATCAAACATACTCCACTATTTTTCATAATTTCTTTTACTTTTGCAAAATCAAATTTCATCTTTCTTTTCCTTTCTTCCACAAGATTTCTGCTCAGTGCAATAACCAAACAGTTCGCACTTTGGCTGAAATACATTCATCTTTACTATATTATGCCACTCCCAAGAGTATTCGTCAAGAGCTTTTATCAACTCATTCATAAATTTTCTATACTCCCAATATGCTCTAGTACACATTCTCTGATGCGACATATCAATCAAGTGTCTTAGATTAGTACGCAATACCATTGTGCTTTCCATACCTAAAGGATAAAGATTGGCAACATCTTCTTTTGCAATTCCCATTTCTTCCAATCTAGTTGCACACAATCTAATTTCTTCCATTATTTCGTCATACAATGTCTTAGCCTCGATATTAGAATCGATACTAGGCGGTGTGATATATTTAAAGTCGTTATAATCAATATAACGTGTGGATGCTTGAACCCTAGTAGGCGCTCCTGCAATATGAGTATATAATTCCCTCATCATTCGTGCTGAATATCCACTAATCGTCATATAAACTTGTGGAAATTCTAATACACGACCATGATTAGTTTCTATACAGTGAATCCCTCTCTTATAATTCTTTTCTTCAATTCCAACATTAGAGTTATAGCAAACTCCTGCTTCATATCCCATTAATGTAATTGGTTTAATCGTTGTCTGTGGCTGTATCTCTATCATTATTATCTACTTCCTCTGTTACTATATCAAATTTTAATTTCTTAAATGCTTTTTGAGCTAACTTCCTGTCCGTATAAATATTATCTCGGTCTTTATAAAAGAGCGTGTAGCAAATGGATTTAGGCAAATAAGCCGTAATTACTCTAGGATAGACTGACTGAATCGTTAAAACCTTTAATTCCTTTTCTATCCTATCGGCATACGGATTATTTACCACATGAACCCAATATATAATATCGCCCTTTTTATATCCTAGATTTCTAAAATCGAAACTCGGATTTTCAAGATTGTGACTCTTAGCTCGTTCTAAGTCTAATTGACAAATCTCTTCATGCGTTAGTATCATCAGTTCCAATCCTCTTTAAAAGATAATCATTAACCTTAGTAAGATTATCACCTAAAGGCTGTGAGAATATAGACGCAATATCCGCAGTTCCGAATAAGTCAAATCGTTCTCTTTCTGTAAGGGTTTTAAGTACAATCTGACTATAGATTTCAAATGTGTCCATAGCCTCTTTATAACCCTCTTCTCTGCCACTATTATTGCTACTACTATTACTAACGGTTTTTAACTGTTTTAGTCCATTTTCGTTAAATACGAGAGTATCGAATCCTTTAGCTCTATATACTTTATGACCGTTATTGAGCTTAATGATATCTGCATCATCGATTTCAATAATATACTGTCGTGTCATTCCGCTATCTCCTTCTTTGTGAAATAATAAGTTGTATTCATCGTTCCTAATGTTAGGTGATTATCATTGTTATCTATTGCCACCACATTACTTGTGAAAAATCCACTATAATCATCATCTTGACACAAAACAATACACGGCTGATTAAATTCGACCTCGGCAATTAAATAATCTCTATTAATGCGATTTTTATCAAGTTTAGTTAAACTAGTATTATCTTTATGCTTAATCTTAATTAAATGATATTTATAGTGTTTCATTATCACTCCATTCCTCACTTCCTTCTATAACACAAGAATATACGTTATCCTTAGTGTTCAAGTGATAAGCATGACCATGTGGTGCTTTAGTAATCTTACCTTTTTTATTTAGCTTCTTTAATGCTTCAAGAGCTGAATCGGCTTCGATAAATATCGGATTACTTGGATTGTTATAATCTATTATCTTCCTCATTCATCGTCCTCCACATAACAAAACATAGCCGATTTCTCTTTATTAATTACAAGCTCTGTTAATGTCAATGTTAAGATTTCGACCATTTCAATATCTCTTTCAACATCGGAAAAAATCTCATCAATTAAAAGAGCTAAATCCCTTTTCTTTATAATATAATCGAAGTCTGAGCCATCTACAAACTTATAGTCGATATTTGAGTTAGTGATATATTCCCATAGCTCTTTGGACTGCTGATTATTAAGTTTAAGAACGGCTTCTGCGGTAGAAATTTTAAGCATTATTTTAATATCCTCCTTAGTTGTTCAATTATACATTCATACACACCTATTTGCCCTTGCAACATTCTTACTGAATCTCTAAGGTCAAGATTACTTGGGTCTGACCTATATTCAGCGAAATCAGTAGTAAGTTGCTTATTGCACTCATTTAAATCATTTTCATACTTTAATAACAACTCTTCTATTTTTTGCTTCGTATTATCTACCTCCTATCATTATATATTTGACGATTTTATAAGGGTGACGAATCCTTATGTTGTTATTATATATTGCTTAAAGAGATATGTCAAGATATTTTTATGAGAAAATCTATACAATCTGATAAAAGGTTCTTATCATAGTCTTTAAGATTCCCACGCTTAGAGTTCTTAATCTTCTTGCAGACCTCTTTATTCATATCTTGTAGTTGAACCTCGTTCTTTAATCCCTCTCGATTAAGAATCAGTTCATAATCATTATATACGAAACTCCATCCTATTTCTTTACACGCATCTCTATTAATGGCTTTGCGCTGAAAATAATTACAATCTTCCCATTTAGATATATTGTATTTATTTTTCATTATATTACGTGCTATAGATAAATAGGTTTCTATTTGGTCATTACTTGCTTGATATTTAGTAGTACATAATCTACCGTTATCGGCTTTAGTTATTATACCATACATCATTATATCGGTTTTCTTGATTAAAAGCTCGCTTTCTAGCTGTCTAAATGTCGATTTAAGCATATCATTAAGTAGAGGGTAAACGTCCGAATAAAAGCCTTCTAGTACAGTTTTAGGCAGAGTTGTGGACTGTAGTATTTTAGACTTTTCCTCGTTCATCTCATTATATGCAAAGTATTTATATTTAGAATTGATTAAATAAAACATTTCTAAAAAACCTTTAGTGTCCGTTCTTATAGAATTAGTTGGCGACTGTGCTAACTGATTGCATATAATAGAACGTAAGAGCTTGGGGCAATCTGTTAATTGGGTTAAATCGGCTTTTTCATCTATGGTTAATGGACGGATTACCTCATATTGATTATTACCGACTTTAGTTATAAGATATTGTTTCTGTAATTTAGATAGACTACGATTAGGATGATTAGCGTCATATTCTATCTGATATTGATTACATAATTGTTTGATGTTCATTCTTGCCTCCTAGATTATCAATGTATTCTTTAACAAATTGCTTATTTAAATAAGCCGTAATCTTCTTACTTATTTCCTTGGACTCTAACATTTGAGTCTGAATATTTTTATTAATCTTGTTGCTCTTATGAAACTTTAATTCGTGTTTAACAGACTTTTTACCTACAATAAAATGGATTGCATTGGTGTAGTAATCATATCCGAAAGTTTCTTTTACTTTATCTAATATATAATCATGATATTCTTTCTTTATTATCCTAGGTGCAAAATATAATTGTTTTTTTGATAATCCTAATCTATTCAAGGACTCATTTTTAATATCTAACATAGTCGAGATTTCATCGACATTACAAATATGTTTAGGCTGTGATACATAAATATCACCTTGCTTGATAGGCTTTTTGTATAGTATAAATGACTCATTATAAGTAATCAAACCTTTTTGTGCCATTGATTTAATTGCATTATCAACATTCTGCTTTAATAATTTATTAGATATTTCAAAGAAACTATTAAGGCTTGAAAAGATAATATCGTCCTTAGATAATTCTAATATATTATCTTCTATTGTGTCGAATTTGATAATTTCTTTAGTTCTGTCTGTATATATGTTGTTTTTACCAACGTGATAATTGATATTTACCATATTAGTAATTTCATATATATCGTAATAGCTGATTGTAAGTTCTGTTCTTTGCATTAGGTCAAAGTAATATAAAAGTTTATCTGCAATATAAGAGGCGTATTTACCACTACATTCAATGAGGTTTAATTCTTCTGTTGAATATTTTTTCTTAATGTAGTATTTAGTGCCTATCTTATCAATATCGTAAAACTGTTGCCATTTTGCTAGTTGTAATTGTCTACCCTTTGAGCCACTTGTAGAGATTGGTTCATTCATTATGTCGCAGATTTCTTTATATTTTAAAGGTTTGTTATATATGTCGTCCATTGTACTCCTTTCTATGATTTTAAATTTTTGTACCTAAATTTGATAATAGGATATATATATTATCAAAAAGAGGTACAAATTTTTCATATCGTTTAATTTTTTAGTTTTGGCTTAATAATATCAGAAGATGGATAAAATTACAATTGTGCAAATTGCATAAAAGGATTGGGTTGATTTTGTGGATAATTGATAATGATATGGGAGATTGGGATAGTTACATTTACTGTCAACCACCTTTGTAAAAAATTCACATTCCCCTACAAAAATTTCACAATCACTACCATTTATCCCATATAATTCATTAAAATTTAATCATTCATAATCATATTTTTCACAATCTATTTCTGTGCTACAAGCTATATTATATTGAATACATATATTTAAATATATCTACCCTATTGTATTTAAATCTATCCCCTATATTTATTTAAATATATTCCCTATTATTAACTATATTTATTATATGTATATTATGTATATGTATATGTATGTATCATCTATATATTATCATCTATATCTATTATCCTATGTATATTTGATTAGATTGAGGGTGGGGGGAGAGTTTGGGAGAGGTTTAACGTAGGGGGTTGACAATATTATTTGATTTCAGTCAAATAACTTGGTTAAAAATATGTATAATATTACATAAATATTACGTACTTTATTACATAATTGTTAACTATATCTTAACAATTTAATTACTAAATTTGATTTAAATCAAATAAAAAAGACAAGATGTTTAATCTTGTCTTTCTAACTATATCCATTATTCAATTATTCAATTTTCGTTCTAATGACATACTTATAAGCCAATCCATAATCGCCATACCAATATAGTAAGTATCTTTATTATACATACCAAACATTAAATCCAAAATCGACAATATCATTGCCAACACATAAATTGTTTTTCTAAACTTATCCACTATTATTTCCCTTTAGCGCATTGATTATCTTTTTTTGACAAGCAACCACAAACGCAAATAAGCTGTATTTGATGTATCACTTCATCTGATAAATAACCTTTCTCTATTGCATCAATAATTATTTTTACAGTTTCTTCTCTCGTCTTGTTTTTAAATTTAATCTCTCTGCCATCAACAGTTATCATCTTCATTACCTTTCAAATCATTGATTTTATCTCTAATCAACCTCTGCACCTTTGCAACTTCAAGATTGTAAGATGCTGACTCGTCAATCTGTAAATCCAAGTCCTCTAGTATAGCCACCATATCAGCCTTTAATCTAGCTTTATAATCAAGTTCAAGCATCCTACGTTCTTTAGCTTGTTGTTCAATTTGTGCTTTAAGAATTTTAGCATCTTTCTTGCTTAAATAATCTGTATCAATAAAAAACATCTTCATTCTCCTTGTATTGATTGATACGATGCATAATATCACTCTTAGAACCTTCAAAATTTTCTATATTTGCTTTATATCTCGCTTCTCCAAGCTCTAGTAACAACTCTGCAATTACATCTGTCATTTTAGCCTTTAAATGGTCATAATCATCTCGTAGTGCTATATATTCTTCATTAAGACGAGTATAATCTTCTTGTAAAATCTTAAATTTCAATCCCTCATCAAATGACAATCCTTCTACTAATTGTATCATCTACTCTCTTAATTCTATATATTCATCTATAAGGTCTAATATCTTATCCAGAGCATCAATACTAATTTCTCCAAGAATACAATCTATTTCACCACCATAGAATATTGGTGATTTAATCATTATCCCCATTCGATTACCTGTTTAATTTTCTCTATAATCTCTTCATCTGTATAGTGAAGTTTCATATAGGTTTTCCTATTTTCTATCAAATATTCTATCTTCTGATATTTACGCATGGTATCGATTGCTTTTTTAAATGCTTGATTAGCTCTCATATAACCGAAAGTATTTTTCTTTAAAATCTCAAACTCAGAGATTGTCTCATCAATCGACATTCCCATCTTCTAACACCTCTTTAAGTAAATGTAATATCATAATCGCAAATGCTGTTGTTGTTACTGCCGCACCAATCAATATAATTACTTCTAAAATATTGACAAACGTTTCCATAATCCACTCCTATTCTATAAAGACATAACTTATTAGCCATTCATAAAAACTAAAGCCGATAATAAAAAGTACTGTCATAAATATAAACGTAAAACTACTCATTTTTATATTGTCGCAAAAATCTAAAATATCATCGGAAATATGTTCTTTGAATACTTCAATACAATCTCTTACTGTTGAATATAACCACAATATCCAAAGTATAATTAAAATAATTATCCACAGATACTTGAACATTTATCTTACCTCTCACTTCCAAAAAAGTCTAGTTAAAATATTTAAATCACTTGCTATACATATTGCAAGTACGATAGACTGAGCATCTGCTGATACATTAAATAAATCAGTAAAAATAGATACAATTGAAATCGCCCATAAAAATAACGTTAACATATTTATTCCTCCCACTCTATTTTTCTCACATGACTTACTTTAAATGATATATGATTGATATAAAAATAATCTGGCTTACGAAAATCGTACTTTTCTGAGAATTCATCAACATATCCTAATGTTCCGTATATCATGCTTTCTCTATCTTTAAAATATACAGTAACCTTTTTGCCAACGAATTTCATTAAATCTGCCTTGGTCATTTTCAATCCTCACTTCCCATTATAACCGCTTCGGCTTCTTCGTATGTTGGATAGCACTTATCAGCATAATGAATATACATATCTACTCCATCTTCTTCTAGTGTTTCTTCACACATTCTATGAAGTTGGCTTACAATAGGATAACCCATATATTCTGCTACGCCAATGATGAATTGCCCTTGTCGTGCTACAAAGATATATCCCGCAACATCACCATAACCATCTTCTGTATAATACGTATCGCCTAACTTTAAATTACTTACCATTTCTAACCTCTCCTTCCAATCTTAACCATTTTCTATGTGAGTATTCCCACTTCTTTATCATATATCAAAGTCTTAAATTTAGCAAGAACTTTTTAATCATTTATTTTACCTCTCATTTTTATATTTGTCAATAATTTGTAATATATCAGCAATATCTCCTACTTGATACCATTTTCCACCATAATCTGAGTCATATTCACATATAGAACACTGTCCATATTTAGTTTCGATTTCTGCTCTTAGCTTATCAAGTATAGACTCTTGCTCAACCTCTCTATCAAGTGGTTTAGTCATTTCATCATATTCGCCTAAAGTGATTTTGTCATTATTGATTAGTCTTGTGGCTTTATAAAACAATTCTCTATATGTCATTTTCCACCACACTATATGCCTTTGGCAATGGCATCCATGCTATCGGCTTTTGCACTACCCAATCCAAGTCCATCCAATCCTTATAACTATTTGGGTTTTCTGCTTTAGATTTTCTGTTACCCCAATATCTGCTTACACCATAGTTCCCGTGATTTCCCCAAACTAACACATAATCACTCGGCTCAACATATCCATCATCACATATAAACTCTTCGGGCAACCTCTCACTAACAGTAATCCATCTTGGCTCTTGCTCTAGGGCTTTGACGACATAATCCCTACATTCTTTTGATAATCCATTGGGATAGTTCTCGTAATTTTTAACTTCCTCTATTACCTCTTCTCTTGTCATTCTTCTACCTCTCTCATATCTGCCTTATCTCTTAACATTTCCACAAATGTGTCTATGCCATCTTCGTCCACTTCTCCACACATAAAATCATCAAATACCTCCATTACATCATCAATGGATAGATAACCTTTTCTTGGCTCTTTGTATTCTGCGTTCCACCAATCAAGACTAAACCACACTCCATTATCAATATTAGTAAGCACTGTATTGTCTATGACTTCATATTCCAGATTCGGAAATATCTCTTCTAATTTTTCTCCGTTTGTCATTCTTCTACCTCTCTTTTATTTGATAAGTTAATTATACTAAATATTTACACATTCGTCAACGCTTATTTTATAAAAAAGAGAATCATTTATACGATGACTCTCTTAATTACTACTTTATTCTTATCTCTCCATCTTTTTTCGGCATTTTTACTTCAATTAGATTAAACATTTCGCCACAGTAATCACATCTATATGGTTCAATTACTATATCACTTGGGTACAAATAATCACTAATTGATTTACTCTCGATTATAATATCTCGATATGATATTTCTTTATTTATCAATGCTCCACACTTACCACAATGAGGCTTATATTCTATTTTTGTCATACTACCTCACTTTCTATGCTTATATACCCATACTGCAAATGCAATTGACAATCCGAACAATGTTCCACCTACAAAACCTACCAAATAGATTGCTATTAGCTCTGACATATTTCCTCACTTTCCTTATCTGATTCTATGATTGTTGGTACATCGTCTATTGTTTTATGACTAAATAAGGCTTTCACTACTGCACGTTCTTCTACCAACCTGTCATGCCCTTTAGGAAGGGGTGTACCGTTTTTAATTACTTCTTCAGCATAATTGCTTGCACCATTTTTATTTATTATTTTGACATAATCTTCATCTATATCAATTAACATCTGCATATCATTATTTCTCACTTTCTATTTTATCAATAATTGCCGCAATCTTAATCATACAATTATAAGAAATATAATCTGAATATGTATCATTATTCCATTCATCAACGATTGACTTTATCTCGTTTAATTCACTACGGCATTTAAGTAATTTGTCAATAGCATCATTACGCTCTTTTACTACTTGATTATAGTTATCACTCCTAGTGCTTTCTTTTCCTTCTTTATATCCTAAGTCATAACCTTGATTAAAAGCATGACGGACTCTATTCTCTATACTGAGTAAATCTGCTTTGATTAATTTTTCTTTTTCTATATAACTCATTCCTCTACCTCTTTAAATCATATGAAAGTCTTTGCATAAAAATAATGGTGGGATAAATTTCATCCTCACAGCTGTAATTATTTTCAGCATTACCAAATTCATATTTGACAATCTTAACATTCTTTTTTATTAGTTCTCGAATTTCTTCTTCGGTAGGATATTTAGATTCAAATTCAACAAATTTAGTTTTACGTGTCTTATTATCACGTTCATACTCGTATTCAAGTGTTACTAACCATTTACTTCTCATTTGTTTACCTCCAAATTTATTTTGATATATTAATCTTACAATTCTTCCATCATACTGTCAAGTTCTTTTTTCTGTTTTCTACGAAAATCTCTTCTAGCCTTACGTTTCCACCAATGCCATGCTTTACGATTGTTCTTCACCCAACAAGCAAAATTTCTATCAAACTTATCCTCAAATGTTTCTTTTTTATGGATATTTCCTTTATGCATTTTCAATACCTCCTTAACATATAATTATTATATTATATGTTTACACCAATGTCAATATTATTATAATAAAAAATAAGTAGGTTATTCACCTACTTATCTGTTATATTTCCATAAATCGATTATATTATCGCACTGAGGACACTTTATCGTTCTCTCGGGGTCACGTTGGTCACCATAATTAATATCACTATTCTCAAAGCTAAACAAGCACCCACATACTTCACATTCTACTGTCTGCTTAGTACCTTTTCTAATAATCTTAATCATTTCTTTCTGCCTTTCTTTAATTTATTGTAATCATCTTCTAACAAGATTTTCTTACCATAATCTTTAAAGTGAGTATAATACACAGGACAATATGCGGCTTGATGAAAAACACCATCATACCCAAATGAGATAATTCTTTCTTTAAACCAATTATTAGGATTATCACCACGTATGCAATTAACGTCCTTTACATAAACCATCTGACCAATTCTCGCCCATGATGGTAACTCAATTGTCATATTATCCATAGTTGTTTCCTTTCGCATTTATTAATTAAGAAAGTATAGGTAAGGATTTGCACCTTACAATTGTCCGATTCTCCCACACACGGTAACCCAATCAAAACCTGTTTTTGGAAACACTGGCTCCTGTTTTACTTGATTTAGGAGCGTCTACCTATTCCGCCACTATACTTATAGCTGGACTAGTGGGATTTGAACCCACGCATCAAGGAGTCAAAATCCTCAGTCTTACCACTTGGCTATAGTCCATTAAATGTAGCCTTTACTTGACTACATTTACATCTTATCATATCTAACATTGAAAGTCAAGATATACTTTAGATGATTTTTGCATTTTCTTCATGTTATCTATAGCTATATCAAAATACTTAATATCTTTCTCTATACCTATAAAATTTCTATTGGTATTCATACAAGCCATTCCGCAAGTTCCTACACCCATACAGTTGTCTAATACTATATCGCCCTCATTACTATAAGTCTTAACTAACCACTCTAACAACTCTAAAGGCTTCTGAGTGGGATGCTGCTTATTCTTGCGATTAGGCACGACATTAAACTCTAATACATCACTAGGATTTACTAAGTTTGGGTCGTACTTAATATTCTGTTTATCTATTGTATTAGGTATATGACTATTACCACTGCAATAATGATTATACTTATAGCAATCTTTTCTTTCACCTACTCTAGGCTTCATTATCGGATTATAGGTAGGTTTGATAGATATAGGATTGTTTTTCTTATTCTGAAATACTAATATTTCCTCATAATATTTCATAGGGCGATATTTAGCTTGATTCATTCCTGTAGGTACATTCTTTTTCCATATAAGTTTATATTTATATAAGTCACTCTGACTATTATAAAGTTTATATGTAAACTCTCCACTAGCAAACAATACGATATTAGCTTTATCTTTACAAATTCGTTTATATTCTTCCCACAACTTATTAAAATCTATAATATTATCCCATTTTTGAGCAGTCATACCATAAGGTAAATCACATATAACACAATCTATTAAATCGTTAGGAATATCTTTTAGAACGTCAAAACAATCCGCATTATACGTCTGTATTGTCATCTACTTCTACCTCTTCTGACTCAATAATCGATGTTTTTCTACTGCCTTTAAGAAACTGAAACAAATTCATATCAGTGAGCTTCTTACAATCCTTATCTAATTGCTGATAATTGTATAACTCTTTCAATATTGACTGCATATCTGTCTGTTCTTTAGGCTGATATATATTCTTTCCAAGAATAGGATGGAATAACTTAACAATTTCCATTTTGTATTTTACTCTCCGTTTAATTGAGTAAACATCCGCATTACTTAATTGCTTTGCGGATGTTTACTTTAATTTTTATAGCTGTATTATTTTCTTATCGGTCTTACGATATACATCGATATATACTTCTCTATCATCACCATTAAGAGTAAGCTCAAATATATCATCAGTAACTCTATTACCTAGAATATATTTTCTATTCTGTACAGTCTTACATGACCATACGATAAATACATCCTCTTTATCTACTACGATACCATAATCTGACAAATAATTCATTACGTACAGTATAGCATATCGCTCATCAAACTTATTAGCTAAACTACTATCTACCATATCACTTCACACTAAGATTAAGGTTGTTTTTAAGAAACGCTCCCTTAACTTCCTTTCCGCTCTTAATTGCATCTTTAATAGCTGTCTTATCAGCGCTAATTTCTGTCTTTGTCTTGATAAATTCCTTATCCAATTCATCGATGTTAGGTACTTCTACGCTTGTAGACTTTCTAAATCCCAACAGACATTTAGCTGTCTTAAACTTCCACTTAGCCTTATCTGACTCATTAGGATAACAAGCTGTAAGATAACCGTCAAGATATCTCTTTAATCCCTCGATTTTGTTCTCAGTGGATTTTCTACGCTTCTTTAGATTATCCTCTTCTTTCTTTAGAGCTTCTACATCGGATTCAAGATTCTTGATATAGCAACCGATATTTTCAATTTTCTTATCAAGTTCCAATGCAACCTCATCAATTTTCTTGGCAAGTTCTTCCTCAGACTCATAGATTGTACCATCGTCAGTATCAAAGTGTTCATCGAGTAGAGTAACCAATCTAGCGTCTATATCATAGATATTAGCCATTTTATTTAATCCTCCTTTGTTATCTTATGATATTTATAATGTATCACATTATTATCACTATGTCAACATTTTTTAATTCTTTTCCCATCCATCTTTAGGACAAACGAGTAATTCCAATTTATTAATACCACATACTTTCATATCGGTAATAATATACTTATCAGAGTTATTATATAAATCTACAAGATTTACATTATTAACACATATACTGCAACTTGGGTTTAAATTAATTATATCTTTAAATGTTATCATCTTTAATTACTACTCCATTCTCAAATTTATTATAACTCCATTTGTTATAATAGCTATTATTTTCTATCTCATTACATAATTGAATTACGTCATCTTCCGTAAATGGTTTATTGACTACACATATTTTATTAATATCATCCATTAAATAATCATTGATACTCTGATATAATGTATTATACACCATATCTCGCTGTTCTGTCAATAGCCACTTTGTATGACGTTTAAACCAAAACCAATGCCACTTATGTAATAAATTTTTTATCATATCATTACCACCATTTCATTATCATCGATACTTATATGTTCTACCTCGCACTCTCCATATGGAATATTATTAAAATCAATTATATTATCGACAATACCTCTTGTCAACATTTCATTCCATCTTTCATATGATTCAATGCGATATTTAACTGAACCACCTGTAGTAAGTAATAATTCCTTAACTGTCATATTCTCACCCATTATTTTTATTCTTAATCTGCTCTTTATACTGTCTTATAACTGTATATGCAATAATTTCAATATTAGGTTCACATTGCTGATAACAATCCCATTTTTCTAACTTGTTAATATCATCTTCAAAAGCGTCACCTACAGAAATTTCATACTCTCTTCTGCACCATTCTTGCCATCTTATCAATGATTTTATCTCATGACATAAACCATGAAAACCATATACTTTCTTATCATCTTCTCTAGTTGCTCCAAAATTATAGCAAGAATAATTCTTAGGTGAACGTATGTACTTACGAACTTCTTTTTCAACGGCTTCACTTAATGAAATATTATCAAAAATATTAAACATTTCTACACGTCTAACATCATGATTATAATTTAATACATAATATTCAAAAATCATACCCATACGAATCATCTTCCTTTATTCTGTTGATTATAACTTCTCTAGTCCATTTGCCACAAGTCTTTTTATCCTTAGTTTCAAAATTATTACCACTATCAATTAATAGTACATTGAGTGAACGCAGTTCTGCACATTCACGACTATTAAATATCTGTTCTGTTGCTAATCCAACTACTATATCAGCAAATACACAGCAATGTGTTTTCATAATGTCAAAATTAGACTTACTATTAAACTCACATACAGTATATCCGTAGTCAATTAGCATATTTATCAACTGCTTACCTACCAATCCTCTACCAATAACCGCAATAATTATTTCTCTGTTTGGATATTCTTTTGTAATAAAATTATAAATTCCCTTGGCGGTAGCACTTGGATAATCAACATTAAACTGTGTTTCTTTCCAATATTTAGGAATAGTAGCCTTAGTTGGTTCTAAGTATAATTCATAATTACTCTCATCACCTAACCAATCTTGTACATTGTTAAACACCTTAACGTCTATATTGTTCTTCTCACAATCTCTACTCAGATATTTCAAATAGGTATCACTTGCCTTATTAGGGTTATCGTAATATATATGCAGTACTTTTCTTTTACCCATTTTTCTCACCTTTCTTTAAAGCCTCTAATCGTTTTTTATTGGCTAACTGCTTTTGTCTTTGCATATAATCTTCAAGTTTATTTTCTACGACAAGATTCTTAAATACTTGCTCACATTCACTCAGAGTAAAAAATATCATATCAGATTCGTCAAATCCTATACAATGTGACATACCTCTATCCTCATACCCTATAATCAATCTCGGATATACGGATGATATTTTCAATTCAACTATTTCCTTTTTACCACACAGTTCATTAACCTTGATATAGTATATAGACTGTCCTTTAAAATAGTCATTTCTATAGTCAAAATCTGGCTGTGGATAATTTTCTCTTTTAGCTTTCTCTAATTGCTCTTCACAAATCTGTTCCATAGTTTTCATGGAATTAACAGACTCTTTAGCCATTTCAACTTTCTCAGTAGCAGAGTTGACATTACTTCGGAGTTTAGCTTCAAGCTCTTCCATTTGTTTTTTAGCCTCTAGCATTTCGAGTTTGGTTCTTCTGTGCCTCTTTGGTTTAGCATCTGTATTATTCTTAATTGGTTTAGAATCAAGAAACTTTTCTAATGTTTTCTTATTCCGACTGCCCTTGGGTCTGCTCATTATTTAATTCCTCCTTTGATTCTATTATAAAATAACTTTTTGCACTTTGTCAATAAAGATAAGTGTAAAAATTGCACTTATTTATTCTCTGTTATATTATTCCAAATACCATTATTATCCTTTTTCCATATGTTCTGATTGCTTGAACCTCTGTATAATAAATTTAGGTCTTTAAGCTCTTCTTTAAATTCACCATCGATTACATAATCAACATAATCTAACACTTTTGAGAATTTTGGGTGACGAGGACTGTTTTCTATATATATAAAAGTATAGCCACTCCACAACCATATAGGTTTACCTACTTCTGTTTTTACCCTATTCAATAGGGTAATCAATTCATCTATAGGTTGGTCTAAAGGCTCACCACCGAGGATAGATATATGGTCTATATATTCTCTTTGGCATAGTTTTATAAACTCATCCTCGACTTCTTTAGTCCACTCTTTACCGCCATTAAAATCCCATGTAGATGAATTAAAGCAACCCTTACATCTATGACTGCACCCTTGAAAGAAAATAGTTGCTCCTATACCTTTGCCATTTACTATATCCATATCTCTTATCTGTGCATATCTCATATTTCTACCTCATGCCAACCTCTTTCTATTGCTTTAAAATCATCATACAAAGTGTTATCCGAATCGAATATAATAGTTGCCCTTCGATTACTGATAATTCTAATATTCACCACATTTTCTTTTGGGATATTATAAAATTCAAGAAAATGTATAATTTTACTCTCTATCGGATAACCATAATTAGTCTGTAGTTCTTCAAATCTATACATATATACTCTCCTTAAAATCTAGTACTGTAATAAAAATCCCACAACTCATCTATTTGCGGTGCTATTTCATTTTCATAAAATTCTTCACAACAAGTGACATAGTTTAATTTTTCATCATTATATGATGTATTCATTCTTATTGTCTTAGGATATATAAACCAATGTCTTTTATGATTAGGACAACCGCAATATCCTAATAAACGTTTATACAATGGTCTATTATCGTAAGGATGAAAGAATCTATCTCTAATATTATCTTTTAGTAAAATAAATTTTTGTTCAATCTTTTCTCTAAATGATAATTTTGTATTGATACTAAAGCTGAATGTTTTATTATTATAATAATCTTTAAGTAATGATAATTCTGAGTCTGTCAACGTATAAGAATCATCATCTTCTTTGGTAATTATAACATTTTTCGCTATGCCAATAGGATTACCATCTTTATCATACAATGTTACATCACCGCATTTAAATTTAGATTCGTCTATTGTAATCATATAATACACACCTTCCTTTATAAAAAAATAATAGAGTAGCTTACACTACTCTATTATTATATAATACTTATTTACTTTTGTCAACTATATATTCGTGACAGTCGAGATGAACGTATCTATTTACTATTTCGTCTGTTCTGCCTTGTGACCAAAAGTTAGTACCAATATAACCACAAGTACGTCTTGACACATTCATTTTCTTTTGGTCTGTATTACCACAATTCGGGCATCTCCAAATATATTTACCATTATCAGTAATACACTCTATTTCTTTATCATAACCGCATACTTGACAATAATCAGACTTAGTATTTAACTCCGCATACATAGTATTATCATATATATATTTTACAAGAGCAATCACCGCATCTATATTATCTGTCATATTAGCACATTCACAGTAAGAAATCATACCTCCCGAACTTAATTTTTGAAACTCGGATTCAAGTTTAAGTTTCTCAAATGGATTAATCTTTTCTTCGACAAATACGTGATATGAGTTAGTTATGAAATCTCTATCTCGTCCATCCATTTTAATAAAAACATCATCTCCGAATCTTTTCTTTATACATCTTGCAAATTTGTAGGTTGTATTTTCAATCGGACTTCCATATGGTGAGTAATCAATATCCTCTTCTTCTTTCCATTGATTACATTTGTCAAGAATTGATTGCATTATCTTTAAAGCAAATTCTTTTCCCTTTGGGTCAGTATGACTTACTCCTAACATAGATTTAACACATTCATACAATCCTGCATACCCATAGCTTATAGTAAATCTGCCATGTTTTAATAATTCTGCTATAGATGCACCTTTTGGTAATCTTGCAAAAGCTCCATACTGCCAAAGTATAGGTGCAATATCCGATGTAACACATCTGATACGGTCATATCTACATTTAAGAGCCTTATGAACAAGTTCAGAACGTTCATCAAATAACTTCCAAAATTTATCCATATCTTTATTGGCGCTTAAACCTAAATCCGCAAGATTTAATGTAACAACACCCATATTGCCACGACCATAATATTGATGCTTGCCATCATAATTAAGTCGATGTTCTATATTTCCTAATCCTGTATCTGTATATCTATCGGGAGTAAGAAATGAGCGACATCCCATGCAAGGATAAACATCACCCTTGTATTCTCTCATTTTCTTGGCTGAAATATAATCGGGATTCATTCTCTTAGCCGTACTTTCACAAGCTAATTTTGTTAAATACCAATATTCGGAATCTTCTGTAATATTATTTTCATCAAGAACATAAAGTAGCTTTGGAAATGCTTGTGTTACCATTACACCTTGTTCATTTGGCATACCTTCGATTCTCTGTTTAAGAAATTCCTCAATCAACATTGCAGTTTCTTTTTCGTATTCTTTATTCTCACTGATATAAAGGAATACGCTAATGAATGGAGACTGTCCGTTGGTCGTAGCCATTGAATTTAATTGATAGTTAAAAGTTTGTACAGCATCTCTAATTTCTTTCTTTAAGTCTATCATTGCTAATTCTTCGGCTCTATCGGATAATCCTAAATCATTATATTTCTTTATATAACGATTATAACTATCTCTCACAAAAGGCGCTAAATGTGAAAGAGTAATTGTCTGTCCGCCATAAGTAGAACTACTTACTGCTGTAATAATTTGAGTAGCAATTGTACAAGCAGTTAATAAACTATGTGGCTTATGAATTGCTGTTTTATTAATTACTGTGCCATTCTGTAACATATCTTCAAGATTAGTTAGTTCGCAGTTCGTAATCCCTTTTTGCAAAAAATAATCTGCGTCATGAAAGTGGATAATACCTTCGTCATGAGCCTTTACTACATCTTTTGGTAAAAGCACTCTTCTTACAATATCTGTACTTGTAATACCTGCTATATAATCTCTTTGAACGGTAATATTAGTTGAGTCTTTATTAGAATTTTCAGTATTCCAATATTCACTTGTACCACTAAATAATTCATCTAAATCTTTATCTGTAGTATTAGGTCTTGCTAATCTACGCTTTTCTCTATACAGAATATACTCTTTAGCAACATTCTTCTTCTTGCAACTCATTAACCCTTTTTCTACGAGGTCTTGGATTGCTTCAACATCAAGCATCTTGTCACTAGATTCAACGACAGACTCAATATAATCTGCTATATTCATAGCCTTAGTCTGAGCATATTCATCATATACTTCACCATCAGTATTCTCAAAAGCAGATTTAATAGCATCAACTATCTTTATCTTATCAAATACAACTTGTCTGCCATCACGTTTTAAAATTTTCTTTTTCTTCATTACCTTATTCTACTCCAATCAATTATTTTAATTATTTTAGATTATTGTAAAATATTCTAGGTGGACTTCTCGTATTATCACCCCTTTCTGTTGTCAATGTACTATTAATCTTAATCCCAATAACCGATATATTCTCCGTCTAAAATATTCCAAGAATATACAGTCATTGCAACTACTCGACTATTCCATTCCTCACAAATATAAGAGCAATCTCCCATTGTCTTTACTGTAGAATCAAGTTTCGACATATCTACAATAAATTCACTCATGCAACCATTGTCTGTATAAAGGTTATTTATATCAGTATCAACGTCTGCCTTTTGGTCGCCCATAATACAATGTATTACAGTGCCATTCTCTAAGATTAAATCAAAATACTGACCAATCTCAACACCAAATTTACTACCAATAGCAACTAAATAGTTTCCGTTAATCATTCTAAAGCCGTTTTCGTCAGTTACAGCCATTTCTTGAAGTTCATATTGGTCATAGTTCTCGTCAAAAACTGTATAACTTTCATAAGACTTCAAGCTAGAATGATTATACTCAGCTACATTGTATGTAATTTGATAGGTTTCTGCATAAGCAATTCTTTTAGTCGTTAATAACATTATAGCACTTAGACCAAGAATTGCAATAGCTTTTTTGGATTTTTTCAAACAAATTTTCTCCTTTCAGTTTGATAGAGAAATCTTATCATATACAAATCCAATTGTCAACCCATAATAAACATACCTAAATTTCTTTGATTTTGCCACCTAGATTTAATTTAAATTAAGTTTTGGCACAATTTACCATCTGAAAATTAAAGTCGCTAAAAATGGCAAAATTTTACGTTTTAAATCTGTCAAGTATTTTTACTTGACAGATAATTAATATTATGGATAATTTTAATTAAAATTTTTTAATTATCGTATGCCGATAAATGACAAATGTCAGCGGTGATATATTAATTATATATTATTAATTATTTAAATATATATTAAATATACAGGTATATATATATTAATTAATACAGTTATATAATAATATATATAATATATAATCCAATCGGCAATCGTGAATACTCATCTTTCCTATGTGCTACAAGAGCGGGGTTTGGGGCGCAGCGCCCAACTGCAAGAAATCCAATTGACTAAAAACCACCACTAGATTTGTAATATGGTTTACCACCACCAAAGTTGTAATATGGTTTTATAATATATTTATATTTATTTAATTATTTAAATATTGATATTTAATAAATAATATAATATAATTTAAATATATATAATATAATATTTAAATACCTGTATATAATATTATATAATATATATATTATTTAAATATATACCTGTATATAATATAATTATAATTAAATAACCACCATAAGAATTGTAATATAATATATATTATATATATTTAAATAATATATTAAAATAAATCAATAAATACATTATAAATATTTACCACCACTAGAATTGTAATATATAATATATATATTAATATATATAATAATATAATATATAATAATAATATATATATTCATCGGACGAGATTAGCCGTTGACAAGCGATAGCTTATGTGGTATAATGGGTTTAAGAATAAGAGGTAATATAAAGCCTCAAAAAGAAAAGGAGATGATTAAAAGTAAATGACAGAAATGCAACGTAGGTTAAGGAATGAAAAGAACAGTGAGTACGAATATAAACGTGATTACTCTCATTATGGGTTATTTGAAGATTTAACATATAACGAACTAATGTGTGACTATGAAGAAGAAAATGAAAACTAAATAATGAAAGGTGTGTGTAAATGTCAGAGTATGGAGTTAAGATAAAAAACATTGAAGCCGCTACTCTGTATGAATACAACTTAGGGATTAGACAAAGGTATTTGGCTAAAGATGGAATGTTTACTAATAGCCTATTGTTAGATTTCTTAAAAAAGAATGGATTAAGAATCACCAAAGGTGGTTTTACAAAAGATATAATCTGTTTAACTTTTAACATGAACGCTAAACCAAAAGCAGACCATATTGAAAAGTTAAAGAAAGCCATAGATTCTGAAACAGACCCTAACCGTATTGAGTATTTAGCGGATTGTTTAGCTCACTTGGAAAATATATCTGTAATCTTTAACGGATTATCTAAAGAGCAGATAAGATTGGAATACTACAAAGACGGTGTAGATATTTCTTATTACCGATACCATAAAGATACTGACGAATATCTAGTTGATGAGGTAATACACTATAAAATGTTCTTTAGGAGTACAGGTAAAGCTAAACAAGGCTCATGTATGTTTATTAACGATAGACTATACAATAAAGCCATTGATTTTATTCGTATGGGTATTAAGCTACCTAAAGAGGACGCACCGATAGTAGAAATAAGTGCTTACTCTAGTTTGATAGCAAGTACGATAATTGGAAAGATACAAATAGACCCTAAGAATATTTTGATTTTGAAAGATGTTAAATCTGACTACACAGCAAAGGTTATATCGGTTGAAGCTGATGACAAAAATAGATGTGTAGCTAAGATTAAAGAGGATTATACTAACAGTTACGATATGTTTGACGGACAAGCGTTAATTGATAGTAGTATATTTCCAAGTTGGGCGAATGGGTATGTATTATTACGACAACATTTTTGCAAGATGGCAAGTTTTAACACTAATATACAAGGATTTTTTAAAGATTATTTTGGCGATAACTATGAAGCCGCAAAGGTTGTAGATATGTTTGGTAATGAGCATTACGCCAAGGATATAAAGCTCATTACCACTAATAATGCTATGAAATGGCTTAAATTTCGAGAGATAAGCTACGATTATTGGTGTCAAAAAGTCAATGAGTGTAATGATGAATTTGGTATAGTTAAAACGGCTCATGAGTCTAAACTCGGAGATTTCCAAAGAATGAGTTATCAAATGATTAATTCTTTGGATATAAACGTAATACCAAACATAGCCAAGAAATCATTTGACTATGTTTATAAATTGAGAACTGATGATGCAACATATTTAGATTACTTGGAGAGAACTAAGAACTTCTCTAACGACCATGAAGTAATGATTGCTTTATATAAGCATAATCCCAACATAATGCAGAGTGATTATTTTAGGATTAGAAGAACGACTATATGCGATAATTACGTTAGAGATATTAAGCAAGGTCATGTGATACAAGATGGCGACAATGTGACTTTGGTAGGCTCACCATATGCAATGTTATTACATAGCGTGGGTGAAGATGTTGAAAAAGATATTATGTTTCAGCATGAGGATAATACGATACAGTGTTATACGGAACGTTTTGAAGATGGAGAATACTTGGCAGGATTTAGGAGTCCGTATAATAGCAAGTCAAATTGTTGTTATTTACATAATGTCAAGAATAAAGATGCTATAAAATATTTTAATTTTGGAACTTTGATAATGGCGGTAAATACTTTACATACTGATTACGAGGATAGAGGAAACGGGTTAGATTTTGACTCGGACTCACAGTATATTACTAATCAAGCTGATATAGTTGAATGTGCTAGAAAGTATTATTTAAATAATTCGACTATAGTTAATAACATTGCTAAGAGTAAAATCTCACATTCTAGTGATTTAGCTGATTTTGCAAAAATGGATAATTCATTAGCAAGGTCACAACTAGGTATAGGTGAGAGTACAAACATAGCTCAAATAGCTCAAAGCTATGGTTATACATTCGATGATAAAGATTATGAAATGTATAACGCCTTATTAGCAACTATATGTCAGTGCTGTATAGATAATGCTAAAAGAACATTTGCTATAGATATTAACGCCGAAATTAAAAGGATTAAAGAGGAATTGGATATTAAGACTAATGGTTTGCCTAAGTTTTGGAAAACTATTAAAGGTCAAGATGGAGTAGATTATAGCGAAAAAATCAACTATGACATTCGATGCCCTATGAATAGTTTACAAGATATGTATAGCAAAGTACATTCTAAACAAAGTAAATCTATACCGCTATTAGATTTTTGTAAGAATGAAAAATATAAACAAGATTACAAGAAGAATCGACAAGTAGAGGAATTTTTAAAGAAATACGAAATTGATTTATTCAAGTACTCTATTAGCGACAACAAGAAAGAGGATATTTTGTGGTTAAAAGACAGTTATGATGATTTGATATACGATTTAAGCAGAATCGGATTATTGTCTAAGAAATATATAAATGTGTTCGATTATTTTATCAGACACACTTTTGGAAATCAAAACAAAACAAGCATAAAGAACAAACGTATGCTATTGAGTGTGCTATATAAAATGTCGGTTCAAAGTAACAATCTATTGAATCTTTTCGTAAAGGGTTAAAGTATTGCCATGTATAAAAGCATGGCAATATTTTTTAGATAACTTTGATAAAAGTTTAACAAAGTAGAAACGATATGGTATAATTATGTTATAGAACCTAGTAATATCAAGGGTTTGATGGGTTTAGGACAACGCATTAGTGAAGAGAGTTAGGAACTTTTATAAAGATTGATAAAAGTTTAACAATGTTGACACAAAAATATCATTAAATCTCTCAAATACAGTAATATCAATGGTTTAACGATATTTCGAGAACGCATTAGTGAAGAGAGTATGGGATTTTGTTTAAAACATCTCTTTTTGGATAATTTACGACCTATATTGACGAATAGTGGTCATGTGTAAATTATTGATGTCTGAAAGCGAACACGTAGTCGTGACTAAGACTGTGCCACTAAGTTTTCTTTGCTTTAGTTGTCGGATGGCACAATAAATATTATTTCTTGCAAGATAGACGAAGAAAAGCGGTAGAAATTACACACACCTAAAGATATGGGGCATTTTAGCCAATGCCCCATTCTACCTATAGCTCTATCTTAATAATTTTTGGTTACAATTGATTTATAATTTATAGATTTTGGAGGAAAATAACTATGAACATCGGAGGAATTAAAACTACTAAGCGGCAGAAAGGTGAGCCGTATTCTAAGGGTAGAACATTGCATACAGAAGAAGGTCATATCAGTACTCAGCAGTTGATTACAGCTATCAGAAAGCATGAGAACATACAGAACTTAGATAGAGATATGACTAATGAAGAGATTAGAGCTGTGATTACAGCGTTTGCAGATGTAATATTTACTACTTGTCAGCTTAATCTAGCAGTACCATTCCCTAATATGGGTATGTTTAGACCTTTTAGAAAAAAGGGATTTAAAGGTGGAACAATTACAGCACCAATGGCAGGTAGTGGTCAGATTACTAAAGATTCACCTATCGCCACATATTACGTTGCACCAAAGCCAGATTATTCAGTTATCAAGTTTGACGTATCGGGAACTGTTAATAAGATGTTTAGAGCATTAACAGAGGACGATGAACCTACTATCAGAGAAGATGAGTAATTATGCGTAAGTTTAGTTATAAAGACTTTTGTGATAATATTACGGCAAATATACCACTATCATATCACATTACTTCTCAGATAGTCAATCGTGTATGGAAAGAAATGGTTAAGTATATTTTGATTGAATTACAACGTAATAGAGAAGTATATTTGCCTTACATTGGCTATATTTACATTGACGAAAAGGAAAATGTAGAAGTGCCTAATTATCGTGGTAATAATACACGCAAAGTCAGAAAAATAGATTGGGTAGAGTTTAAGCCATTTAAGATATTCTTAGATGGTATAAATGTACTCGATACTAACGATGAAAAGAAATTGGATAAATATTTACATAAAAATCGAATTACAGAAGATGAATTTATTAAACAAGACTTTGATGAATATGTTGAAAAATTCGTAGAGCCGTATTACAATGATAAGGAACTAGCTACAGTTAAGGAAATTATCAAAGGTCATAAGATGGAAGATGATATATTAGCTAAAATCGCAAGTGATTCATACAAAAGACCATATACTGTATTAGGACAACGTAATTCGGTTTATGTAAAATATAAAGACAGTGATAATCATGAACGTATCGAAAACATGAATGTAGCTGTAAAGAAATTAGGATTATCTAAATACAAATGTTATGATTTCTATTGGAAAAATTTTAAGAAATGTTGGGAAGAAGATTTACTAATAGATTTCTTAGATTCACCTACCGAAGTATGGTTAGTTGGAAATTATGAACAAGCAAAAAAGAAAGGCTGGTTCTATAAGAATCAGTATGGAGGAAAACATGGCTAAAGCTAAATTTGATGTATATGAGCAGACAGATATTTGTGCTGTTCTTGATGTAAACGAAGATAATGAACTTGTAATTATCGTAGATGAGAACGCTTATAATCTCGATAAGATTCTTAGAGCTAATCTTGGGTCAGTGATTACAATGAAACTGACTAAGGACACAGCAGAATAAGGCGGTGTTTATGACACTGAAAGAACAGAATTTAACTGATGAACAGTATAAGAACTGTTTATCAGATATAGACGATAAGTTAAATGGTAAAAGTGATTTAGATTGGTCTGAGATTGTAGCTAAATATAATCTAAATATTGCAAGTGATACATTGCGTAAAGCTAGTTCAACAATCTTTGGTGGCAACTTCGTGAGGCATTATTTTGAGAGCCAAAACAATGATACCAAAGATAGTAACTATGATATACAGTTACGAGAAATACGTAGAGAGAAACAGAAACTCTTTGATGAAAGAGCGGCTTTTAATAAGTCTAACAGAGATGTAGCAAGATTAGAACAAGATTTAGATTATCTTGAAGAACTGATTAAGAATACACAGTATAAACCTTTTGATATTGTTTATCATAATGACAGAGATAAGGATTTAGTTGTACTGTTATCTGATTTACACATTGGACTCGATGTAGAAAGCAGTTTTGGCAAGTATAATTCAGATATTGCTAAAGAGATGTTAGGTAAATATCTTGGAGAAGTTATTAACGCTATTGAATTATACAAAATACAGAATGTGTATGTTATGTTACTTGGCGATTTTACGAGCGGGAATATACATACAACCGTACAGTTGCAGAATAGAGAAAATGTTATTGAACAGATTCAGCTTGCATCAGAAATGACAAGCGATTTTATTTATAACATTGCGAAACATTGTGATAATGTTGTTGTTAATTCTGTTGGCGGTAATCATTCGAGGCTTGGTAAAAAGGATGATGTGTTAAGAGATGAGCGATTGGATAATCTTGTTATATGGTATGCAGAGGCTAAGTTAAGTAATATCGCTAATGTTCGTTTTGAAACAGAAGAGAATATCGACCCAACAATAGCCAAAAATACTATTCGTGGTAAAGTATATTACTCTGTACATGGTGATTATGATAGTTATTCTGAAAGTGGAATTAATAGACTTGTAGCTATGACCAAAGAGTTCCCTTGTGCAATCTGTTTTGGACATTTGCACAAGAATAGTTATGACGATATTAATGATATAAAGATTATTCGTAGTGGTTCTTTTGCAGGTACATATGATGATTATACCATTAGTAAAAGAATTAGTGGTAAACCATCACAAGCAATGTTTGTTGTTGATGAAACAGGTGTTAAGAATTTTATACCTGTGGATTTATCATAATGGGCGTAGAGGTCGTAGGTTCGAGTCCTACCGCGCCCTTTTTAAAATATATTTAAATACAAATACGTGAAAGTAGGTAATGCCTATGAAATTCTATGATACAAATGCTTTATTAGAATTACAAGAAGAAATACTAACTGAGGATTTTGCAGTATCATCTGTTAGTTTAGAAGAGCTAGAAAATATAAAGACAAATAAGTATAAAACAGAGGAAGTGCGTTATAAAGCAAGAAAATTGGTTCATTTACTTGATGAGAATAGCGATAAATATCATGTTGTTGTTTACACGACAGAAATTGAACAGCTTATCATTGACTTAGGCATTGAAATAAATAACGATAATAAAATCTGTGCTTGTGCAAAATATTTTAGTCACGATAATGATATAATTTTCGTGACAAATGATTTATGTTGTCGTGTAATAGCTGAGAATTTGTTTAATTTAACGGTAAGTCATGCTAAGAGTAATGATTCCGATATTTATAAAGGCTATAAGGAATTAAGAGGCAATACAGCTCAAATTAACGAAAAATTATATGACGATAATTATATTAACTCATTTGCGGTTAATGAATATATTTTAATATATAACACAGATACAAATGAAGAATCCGAAATGAGATTCGACGGAAAACAGTTTGTACCTTTGAAGTTGCCATCAGCTAAATATATTAAAGCTAAAAATCCATTACAGCGTTGTGCCTTAGATATGCTTAATAACCCTAATATTACCATATGTGCGGTATTAGGTGGATATGGTAGTGGTAAGTCTTATCTTGCTATGCAGATGGCTTTATATGCCGTTAGAGAAAAAGGATGGCAGAGTAAGATACTTGGCGTTAGGGAGGCTCTTGGAGAAGGACGTGAAGTTGGGTACTTAGCAGGAACTTTTGAGGAAAAGACATATAATTTCTTTTTACCATTAGTACAGCAGTTAAATGGGGGAGAATTTGAATTAGAAAACCTTAAAAGACAAGGAATATTGGAGTCTACAATTCCATTCTACTTAAAAGGACAGACTTTTCCTAGTACTGTAATATTAGTAGACGAAGCAGAGGATTTATCTGAAAAACAGATAAGGCTCGTTGGTACAAGAGTAGGCGAAGATTCTAAGATTATTTTTGATGGTGATTACAAGCAAGCCATTGGAAACAATACTAAAACTAATCCCTTAACAAGAATGTGTAACGAGCTAAAGGGTAATGATAAATTTGCTTGTATTTACTTAGATGAAGATGTTCGTAGTTCTACAAGTAAATTATTCACAAATATATTTGAATGAGGTATGAAACATGAAAAATAAAAGTATCATTGCATTATTAGTAGGTTTTTCCATACCTCTAGTATTTATGCCTATATTGAATGATATAGTGGAAATTATTTGTAATCAGTGTGAAATCATTAAAGGCTCACAGATAAAAAAGATTACAAAAATCAATATTGAAAATTCTAAATTACAAGAGGAACTAGAAGTAGCACAAGAACCAATTAACACAAATGTTATTGGCTTTGAAGTTCCCAATGTTGAGGAATATGATGAATACGATGAATAATAAGCTATTTTAGCTTATTTCCCATAAGGCAACGTCAATTCCTCCACGTTGCCTTTTAGATAGAAAGTTGGTGGAATAATGGCAGTAAAAATAAATGTATGTCATTGTATATCTTGTCAGAGAGGTTATCCAATTGATAGATTTTATAAAACTAAATCGAATACAACTTTTTTACCCGAGGGTGTAATACCTTATTGCGAGAATTGTTGTGAAGATATATTTAATTATTATCTGTCTAAGACACAAGATGTGCAAGAAGCATATAGGTTTACTTGCGCAAAAGTGGATATACCTTTTATACAAAAGGTGTACGATACTGTTTCTCAGTACAATGAGAAATTGATGAAAAATAAACGTAATAAAGAAAATCCTAATGAACATATGTTTAAGAATTATTATATGTTTCTTTGGGGTGAAAAATCAATAGAATCAGATATTGATAAATGGAATGATTATTCTGATAGTGATATACCATATACCGCAATTGTTAAATCTGATAGTAATGATAGTGGAATAGATGACTATACTAGATTTGAATTAGATTGGGGCAAGCAAGATTATGACGATTATCAGTTCTTGGAATACAGATTTGATTATTGGACTAAGGATAAAGTCATAGATAAAGTTCAAGAGGAATATTATCGACAGCTTTGTTTGATTGAACTTAGGAAAAGAAAGAAAGAATCTAATAAAAGCGAAAGTGGTATAGGAGAATCAACTAAAGAAGAACAAGAGCTTATCATGAAACTTATTGATAAGTTAAAAATTGCTAACTTTGAAGAGGTTAAGCAAAAAAGTTTAACAGAGCAAATGATTGAAAATCAAATATTTGAAGTTGAAAATCATGAGCCTTGTGAAGTTATAGACAAAGAGTATTACAAAGATTATTGCGATATTGGTAAAAATTGGGGTAAACAAATATTGAGAGCAGTTAAAAACATATTATCGGGTTCTGCTGAATTCCCTAATATCAATGAAGATATGAGTAAATGGTAATATGCAAGAAATATTTAAAGCAAAACCATTTAAAAACACAACTGAATCCCAAAATAAGTTAAGCCAATTAATCGCAAACAGAAAAAAGACAGAAGAAAATAGACCAAAAAAACTTTCCGAAGAAGAAAGAAAAAATCGAATCAAGAATTGGACTACATTTTATCGTAGAAATATTAACTTATATGTGGAACATAGATTAGGAATTAAATTACATCCTTTTCAGCATATAATGTTATATCTAATGTGTATATCACAATATTGGTTCGCAATTTGTTCGAGAGGATTAAGTAAATCCTTTATAGTGGCGATATATGCAATGGCTACTGCACTTTTGAAACCATATAGTGAAATACATATTACAGCCGTAACAATTCCGCAAGCAAAGAAAATGGTTCAAGAAAAGATGGATAGAGAGGCTTGCGAAAAATTATCGCCTGTGCTAAAATATCTTAAAGACGAGGGTAAAATCGTATTTAAATATGGTGACCAGATAGTAGTAGAATTTTGGAATGGTAGTAGAATTTGGGTAGACGTTGCAGACGACTCCAGCCGTGGCGGAAGAGCAACTGTACTCATTTACGAAGAATGTAGACTTTTAAAGAAAGCTATCATTGATAGTGTATTCTCAAAAATGGCTCATCCAAGACAAGCGGCTTTCTTAAAAGAGAAAGACCCTATTACAGGTGAACAATATAATAAAAACCCTAGATGGATGGAAGAATGTCAAGAAATTTATATTACATCTGCAAGATTTAAATCGGAATGGTTTTATAATCAGTTTAAGAAAACTGTAATAGAATGTTATACGAATAGACATATTGAATATAATTTCTTTGCAGGAGATATATTCTTATCAATGATGTTCGGATTAAAAACAAAAGCTGATTATATTAAATCTAAGAAAATGTCAAATGAGCTAGAGTTCATGATGGTAAAATGCCATGTATATACGGTAACGTGTATATACTCTGTGTTAAATGCTTTGAAAACCTAAAGCCTTATAGCCTAAACAGTAATTGGAAACGATAAGCTGAATGGCAACGAAAGTAGAAAAAAGTATAAGGATGAATATATGGTTAAATCCTAAGTATTCGTTATAATGGTAGTTTAGCAGGGAATGACCTAAGTTTTTTATAATATGGTAAACCCTCAACGAGTAGCCGATTGTGTCGGCGGCTTTACGCCTTAATGTAGCCTACAAGCTAATGGTAGGTGAAAAATACAGCTCCTTATTGAATTATAGTGGAATATAAGGATGAACAAGTACTCTCATACCATGTGAAAGCATGGGAAGTTTATAAAAACTGTTTAATGGTTGCGACATTAAATGAAGGAAGGAAATAACTAAGCCTACGATGAAATATGCTGAATTTACTAAAAATATAATTTACGAAAGACAATGTGGTATATATATAATTACTTGCGATAATGCGAGTGAAGATACTGGTGTTTATATCGGTCAATCAATGGATATTCATAAAAGATGGTTAGCACATATGAATGAGTTAAAAAGTAACCGACACCACAACCAACATCTTCAAAATGTTTATAATAAATATGGAGAAAATAGCCTTAATTTTGATATACTTGAATTGTGTTCACAAGATAAACTAAATGAAAGAGAGATATTTTATATCAATTATTTTGATAGTTTTAAACATGGAATGAATAGAACTATCGGCGGCGATGGAACAAAAGGATTTAAATATACAGAAGAAATGAGATTAGCTAGAACAGGAGAAAACTCCCATTGGTGGGGAAGGAAACATGAAGAAGGTTGGTATGAAAAAATATTACCATACATTTTAGCTGTGATATGCAAACCTGTATTGCAAATTAGTAAAGACACATTTGAAATTATAAAAGAATACCCTTCTATAAGTGATGCCGCTAGAGATATGAAATGTTCAACACAAGCAATCAGTAGATGTTTGAATGGTCAGAGTAAAACATCAATGGGTTATATTTGGATATTTAAAGAAGATTATAAAAATGGAAGAAAACCACAAAAAGTAAATTATGTTAAATATAAAAGAGTATGTCAAAGAGATAAAGATACTTTAGAAATTATAAAATATTATCCGACTATAGAAGAAGCCGAAAGAGTTATGAATAATAACGATGGAAAAAGACATCATAACATTGCGGCTTGTTTAAGTCATAGACAAAAAACAGCATATGGATATATATGGACTTATCAAACCTAAATAAATGAAGATTTGAACTTGATGATTGGTATAGCTGAAAATGCTTTCTTTGACCGAGATGATTTTAAGAAAAATCAGATAATACAAAGAGCTTTTACTCCACCGACTATTGAACAAATAATTACTAATTCCGATAAAACGTTAAATAGAACTAAACGAGATAACGAATATCGTATTTTGTTTGTCGATTATGCGTTTGCGAATACTACAAGTAAAGAAGCTAATGATAATACTGTTATTGGCTGTATGTATGGTATTTATGAAGATGGCGAAATAAAACGTGGTGTAGATTATTTAACACAACATAGTGCAAGTGATTCAATTGGAACTGAACATCTAATCAGAACTTTATTTCAACAATATCACGCCGATTATCTCATCATTGACCTCAGAAACGGTGGTGAGATAGCGTACACGCAACTTACTACAGAGTGGATTAATCCCGAATATCCTAAAGAATTATGGAATTCACATGGATTAATTGTATGTTCTGATGAAGAATTAAATGTAGTTCCTAAAAATAAAATTGATGATTTAAATAATCGTGCAGTTGATAAGCAAGGTGTTCAATGTATCATACCATTTGTAGGCACAGCCGAATTAAACTCTAACATATGGATTCAATTAAAGAAAGATTTGACACAAGAAAAAATCAGCTTTCTTATTGATGACTTAGATTTTGAAGCTCAATTTGAAAATACAGAGGAATACTATAGTTTATCGGCAGAAGAAAAAGTATTAATAAGATTACCATATACACAAACAATGTTGCTCATTAACGAAGCAGTCAATCTAACGCAAGAATGGAAAGATGGTAAGGTCAAATGTATTGAGGGAAGGTCGGCAACAAAAGATAAAATTGTTGCTTGTGCTTATGGTAATTATTTCTTTAGTTTACTAGAGAATAAACTACAAATATCCGAACAAAATGGAGATAATGTTAATTTAGACGATTGGAAATTCTTAGCAGGTTTCTAATCAGAAAGGTTTAAAATGGCAGAAGAATTAACTAAGGAGCAAGTTATATCTACTTTAGAATTTGCTAGTGGACTATATGAACCGATTATAGGTAAGTATGGTTATTACACACCACAGATTCTTAATGATGAGCTTGTAAAGTTAAACAATAATGCATTAAAACCAACATATGACAAGATAGATAAGGCATTAGATACGCCTATTGAAAGTGCTGAATTATTGCAGACTTATTCAACATGGGCGAAATTTTCCGAGGCTATTTATGCTAAGACAATAAATTATTTCAGTAATATGTTATCATTTGATGTTAGACGACAATGTATTAATGCTAAATCTAAAAGCGATTATAATTCGACTGAGTACAAAGAAGATTTAGATAGAGTATATAAATTCTTTAGAACATTTGACCATAAACGAGAATTCAAGAAAATGGTTAATGAAATGCTGAAAAAGAATGTCGTGTACACATGGTATCGTGATAATAGAGATGAACATACACCACAGAAATCTTTACAGATGTTACCACAAGAGTATTGTAAGATAACTGCGGATAGTTCAATTTGTCCTCTATTTGACTTTGATATGGGATATTTTCTGAATAGTGGAACGAACATAGATTTGTTTGACCCAATATTCAAAAAGTATTATAATGATATATTTACAGAAAAGAGTAATAAGAGATATAGTTTAAAAGCTAACCCGCTTAATGCAAAGGGCGGTAGTTTTGCTTATTGGCAACATACTAGTCCTATTAATGGAGCGTGGTGTTTCGTGTTTACCGATGGTAACTATAATGAAATTCCACCTTTTAGTTTCTTATTGCGTACTTCTGTTCTTAATCCCGAAATTGAAGGATTACAGAGAGATAAAGATATCATATCAGCATATGGTTTAATTTATGGTGAAATGGAAACCACAAATAAGGCACAGTCTGGTCAAGTACCAAACAATACAGCTTTTAACTCTAAAACTATGGGTCAGTTCTTACAACTTATAGCAAGTGGATTAAACAGACATTTCAAACCATTAGCATTTCCTTTAAAGGAAGTGGAATTTAAACAGTTTGATGATAGTAACTCAGATATGTCTATAGACCAATATACTAGTAGTGCGGCACAAGGAGCTAGTGCTAGTTCTTTAATATACACTACTGAGAAAATGGGCGTAGAAGAGTTTAAAAATGCTCTATTTACTGATTATTTATTGATGAAGCAGTTATATAGACAGTTTGATGCATTTCTTAATTATTTTGTAAATCAAAAGACAAGAAAGTACAAATTTAAATTCACTTGCGAGGGTAGTGATTATCCTAGTATTAGAGAAGAACTTACAAATAGAGTTAAAAGTTTAGCAGATAGAGGTATAGTAGGTAATATCTCATTATGGGAACAAGCGTTTGGTTATGGTGTAGGTGAATTAGATACCATGTGTGATGAAGGTATCTCACAAGATAAACTACAGCTTATGCTTAATCCTAATACTGCCACCGATGATAATACTGCGACTAGTAGTGATAAAGGTGGTAGACCTACAAAATCATCTAGTCAAATGACGGAAAGTTCACAAGTATCACAAGATATTAATGGTGAACAGAAATCAGAGGTGATTTGATGATTATATTAAAAGCACCTACTGATAAAGATAATTATATACCAATATCCGATATAAATGTCAACAAAGAATTACAAAAACATGGATTTTTCCCTTTATATTGGGATGATGATAATGTTATGTATTATAAAAAAAATATTGAGTTGAAAGAATATTTAGAGAAAGTTGGTGAAATTTTTGAGTAATAGGTTTTTCAGTATCAGAAATATTAACGAAGTCCGTACCGAAGAATCTGATGAATTTTTCTTTGCTAGACTCTGTGTATTGTCAACTCAGCCGAATTCTCACAAGGTATTGATTACTAGAGATATTCTTATGAGAGATGGTAATTCTGTACGTGGTAAATGGATTGTGGCTAATCCTAGAGATGGTGAATTCATGACTCATGATGAGAATGAGTTTATCGTAGGAATAGTGCCTACAGATGCTCGTATAGATTATGTTGACGATGAGGACGGATATACTTATATGTATGTCGATGCTGTATTATCTAAAATATACGCTAAATCAATCTATGATATGTTTAAAAGCAGAAACTTTAGAAATGTTAGTGTAGAAATGATGACAGCAGACAGAGAAACACTTGAAGATGGTTCGATACCTATTGATGGATTAAAAATTTATGGAATTACGATTTTAGGTAATTATATCAATGGTTCAAACCCAAGTGCGCATATGCAGATAGTTCAATTTTCTGATGTAAATGCAGAAAGTTACTATAAAACATTTTCCGAGAGTGAGTCTAATAATTCCGCTGATGACTCACAAAATAATAAGGAGTTTAATAACATGGAAGAAAAGACCAAAGCTATGTCCGAAGAGGAAAAGGAAATGGCAGAGGTTGAGCCAAAAGACGATGAAAAGGAAATGTCCGAACAGCCAAAAGAAGAAGTAGATATGGCTGAAAAAACAGACGATAAGAATACAGAGTCTAAAACAGAGGACGATAAGTCTGACGAAAAAGAAATGGCTGAACCAACCGTAGACGATTCTAAAGAGGACGAAAAAGAAATGTCAGAAGATTCCGATAAGGATGACGATGACAACGTAGCCGAGGAAGATGATGACAAGGATTTTGCTTGCCTTGATGGCGTAGAAAAAGATATGAGCGAAGAAGTTCGTAATGTTTTTGCGTGTGGCAAGGAATTTGCTGTAAAGTCTGTTCTTTCTATGGCAACAGAACTAAAAGAGCTGAGAAAGTTTAAAGCTGACGTTGAACAGAAAGAAAAGGAATTTGCTATTGACAATGTTATGGCAAATGTAAAGTCTGTTCTAACAGAAAAGGAATTCTCAGATTTTAGAGCAGAAGGATTAGCTTGCGATAATGTAGATGCATTTACTAATAAGGTAAAGGCTTTTGCATATGATAGAAAGCAGGAAAATTCTGAAACAGTTGATAATGGTGGTATTATGGAATTTGCTTGTCCTACTGAAAAGGTAGAGCACAAAGAACTGACCGCCGATGATATTTTTAACAGATATATTTAAAAATAAGGAGATAATCGTATTATGGCATACGGATTTTTGATTGAATCACAGAAATTTGCCGCAAAGGACGTTGACGCACTCAATAGAAGTGCTGTAGCTGACGCTAACGTAGATGGTGGTGCTATTGTAACACTTGGCACTATCAATTCAGATGGTGTATTTGCGGCTACAAAGGCAACAGCAGGTGCAGGCGGTAATGTATGGATGGCTTACAATCCATCAGAACACTTTACATCTGCACACAACAATATGTATGCAGGTCTTACAGTAGACCCAAGAGAATACACAAACGTTGCAGGTAGAACACTTGACGTATTCAAGCCTCAGATTTCAGATATTATCATTCTTACAGAGGGTAATATTAAGGCTGGAGAAACAGTTACAGCAGGTTCTTACCTTGAAATGGGTACAGACGGATATGAAGTACAGTCAAGTGCTACAGCATCTACATTCTCACTTAAAGTACTCGAAGTAGGTACACTTGCTTTCCCACAGGCAGGTATTGGTGATGAGTTTACTGAAAAGTACATTTGCGAAGTTGTATTCAACTAATTTTTATAGTATAATAGGAGATAATAAACTATGATAGAACTCAATAGCGTTAAGCTCTTTGCTGAACAGAATAAAGAGCTTTATACAGCATTTAAGGATTACAGAGACCAGTGGCTCTCTGAGAATCGTGGAGTAAAGGGCAAGGCATTTTCAGCTAAGTCACTTGATGACAAGGCTAATGTTATCAATAAGCTCTTTGCAGAAGAACTTGAAAGAAAAGTACCTAGAGATGGTGTTGACCTTGCTCACTATGCAAATTCACCAATGGTTAAGTACTTTTCAGATGCAATCGTAGATTCTATGATTGATATGGTAATCCCAGACGTACTTAACACATCAGTAGGTCTTATCGCTGATATTAAGTACCTTGACTATGGCGACAGTGCTAAGTTCGATATGAAGAACAATGGTCTGTTCACAGTTGCTAAAGCAGGTTACAGACAGAGAAATACAATTGCACAGGCTAACTATGGTACAACAGTTACTCTTACACCAGAGAATCATGAGCTTACTGTAGTTACAAATATGTATGCTATCCTTGCAGACAGAGAAAAGCTCGCTGAGTATGTTATGAAAGCCGCTCTTTCTATCGAAGCAGAGATGCTTACAGATATTTGGGGCACATTTGAAACAGCCGCTAATGCATCTACAGTACCATCAGCTCTTAAAGTTACTAACTTTACTGAAACATCAGCAGTACAGCTTATTCAGAAGGTTGAGGCTTATAACAGAGCAGGAGCAGTACTTGTTGGTACAGAGCTTGCACTTGCTAAAATTCTCCCATCTAACCCTCAGTACAGATATTTCTTGACTGATGAGATTTGGAAGCTCGGTCATGTACAGCAGTTTAGAAACAGAGATGTTATTCCTGTAAAGCAGATTGCAGATTACAAGTCAACTAACTATGGTCTTGCTCTTAGTGATTCTTACATTTATGTAATGTCACCAGCAGTAGACAAGCCTATCAAGGTTGTTGTTGGTTCTACAATCGCAGACCACACAGAGGACGGATTTTTCAATGCCAACCTCTCTGTTTCCCACACTCTCAACAAGGCTTGGGGTTCAGCTTGCATTACAAATGCAATACAGGGTGTTATTACTGTTTAATTTAATAACAAAACAAACAACAAGGGTGAGTTTAACGACTCATCCTTGTATTTAAAAATATCAGAAAACGGAGGAAATTAAAATGGCAGGTAGACCAAAGAAATCAACTACTAAGACTACAGCAACAGAAGTAGAAGAAGTTGTTGTAGAAACAAAAGAAAAGGAAAAGGAAAACAATTCAGACGCTATTATCGCCGAACTTATGCGACAGGTGCAGTCATTGACGGAAAAGCTCAATGAAAAAGAACAGTCTAAGACAGAAACAGTATCTAAAACACTTCCTACAAAGGTTAAGGTTATTTCACTAATCCCTAATCAGTATAATCTTTCAACTATGGAAGGTGGTAGTGGTAAAGTATTCAGTTTCCCAAAGATGGGTTCTACTGTAATTATGAGAACATCAGAGCTTGAAGATGTACTATCAGTTTCAAAGTATCGTGAGCAGGCAGAGAATGGATATTTTTATATCTGTGACTCTGATGTAGTAGAGGAACTTGGACTCGATTACTCTAACATTTGTGATGATAAGATGATGAAAGATATCATATCACTGAAAGATGATAATTCGGTAAATCTGTTCTGTGGACTCTCAAATGAAGTAAAGCAGTCAGTGGCTACAAAAATGGCAGAAGATTTAGCAGATGGTAAGCGACTCGATAGAAATAGATTACATGACATTAAGAAGCTAACAGATATTGATATTGAAAAGAAATCAGAAGAACTTATCGCTGTTAGAGAAGCAATGACAAAAGATAAAGAATAAGAAAGGTAGCTGAATAATGGGTACAAGTTTTGAAGTCATATATGACAGATTTTTACTTATAATTGAGGATTATCGTTTGGATAACTTGGCTAAAACCAATTATTCAGCGTTCCTTAAATTTTTAAAAGGTTTATTGATTAACTCCATTGATTTATTCGATGGGGTTCTAACAGATTTATCATATTCAGAAATAGAGGAAACTCACACAGTAACTTTAGATAGTGGCGAAACTAAAGAAGTAACTACTACAACACCATATTTCAATAATACATTATCTAGCAAAGAGATTAGTATTTTAGCTATGATATGCGCTTATTGTTGGATGGAGCGACAAGTATTAGACGTAAGACAGTTTCAGTTACACTTAGATTCTAAGGCTTTTTCAGTTAAATCCGAACAAGCTAATCTAAAGCAAAAAGAAATTGTACTTAACGATATGCGTGAGAAATATAAGCATGAAATTTCTGAATATCAGAATCAGAACATTGACAAATTGCCGTTCTTTGGAGGATAATGTATGTTAGAATATTACAGTAATTATCTTTCAAATATTGCTCAAACTCCAAACGAATCATGGAGAGAAAGTCAGCAAGCAGTAATTAATCAGTTATTTGAAGATACGACTCTTGAAACTACTATAGAAGAAGAGAATATACCATTTGATTTTACTTTTCGTAAAATGGATGCTTGGGTAGATATTGTAACAGAAGCTACATTAAATGCAGAAAAGGATGACTCTGATTATAGAGCCATATACTTTAAAGATTGTGGTCATTTATCTATTCGTGGTAGATACTATCGTTTTTATGATAATTATTGGATTGTGTATTCAGACCCTTGTATTGAAGAAGTAATGTCTATGCAAAAGGTTAGACGTTGTAACAATTGGCTTAAATGGGTGGATTCTAAAGGTGTATTACATGAATATCCTTGTGTAGTAGATTATTCACTATCAAGTACAAACGCTCAGACAGCTAGATTGATACAGCAAGCTAACTCTCATGTTACTGTTATTGTACAAGGAAATGCAGATACGTTATCTATATCTAAAAATACGAGATTCATTTTCAATGGGGTCGCGTATAGATTCTTTGCGATAAATAATTATATGCAGAACAACTATGTAGATAAAGACACACCAATATTATTTTTCGACTTCTATGAGGATATGACTATAGACTCTGATAATTTAACTGATAATATAGCCGATGATACAAGAAAAGATTTTACACTCGTTAGTAACGTAACACAGATTAATAATGTAAATGGATATAGCGGTACTCTTGACGTTAAATTATATAATGGAGATACTGAAATATCAGACCCTAATTTAGTATATACATCATATGATACCGATGTTATCACGATTGATAATAATGGAAATTATACTATAGTAGGTAATGAAGGTGATACCGCAACTATATATGTTCAAGTAAAAAATAATAGTTTAGTATCATTAAATATATCCGTTACAGTCACATCTGATGAGTCCGAGGTTTATGAACTTGCTTCTAGTGGCGTAATACCTAGATTGATACAAGGTGATACAATATCTATTGTAGTAAATACCTATAAGAATGGCGAGATAGTAGAAGATACTATAACCTGTGTTCCGAGTTGGAGTGACAACAATTATTATACATTATATCAGACAGCAGAAAACACATGGGAACTTACTAACGTAAGACCTAGTTCTAACACCTTAAATTTGACCTTTAATAGCTCGAATTATGGGGTTGAATTAACTGAGTCGATTAAATTAGTGGCGATGTGGTAAAAGGAGTTTAAAATGGCAAATACAGCGAAAAATAATACATTTAATTCTATGCCACAGATACCGTATCAGATATTGACATATTTAATTGATAATAATGAGAATTTATTTAAGTTATTGAAATATAATTCTACCGATGCATTACAGAAAGACGATTTAACAAAAAAGGAAAAAATCGCTTTATTATATACAGAGGTAGGTAAAGAGGATGATTATCATATATTCTTAAAGCCGTTAATAGGTGAAGAAATGACCGATAGCGTAACTCAGCTTAGATTGTATAAGGCTCGAATTACTCCCACTACTAATCTAAAAGCTGTGTTAAATTATGAATTCGATATCGTTGTCGGTACTAAAACAAATTTAGTATATGATGACAATGGTATTCCATGCTCTAGGTTAGATATGATAGAATCCGAAATTATAAATTCTCTTTGTGGAACAAGTATGTTTGGCGTAGGTGGATTTCAATTTAATCGAGAATTAAGTAATTTATGTGTTCAAAATACGGGATTAAGTAATAGTAAATCTTTCTTTGGTAGTTCATTTGTCTTAGCTTGCAATTGGGTTGAGGTAAGTGAAAATGGCTGTGAATGAACAACTTATAAATTACTATAAAAAAATATATTACGCTAATGAATTACCTGTACCATATAAACTAAAATGTGGTATGGAAATCAATATACACCCAATTAAAGTTAAAGATTGGGAACTTTTTGAAAGCAGTTTGGGAATTTTAACTATGGATAAAAATAAAATTCCCGACCCTAGTATAATTAGTATGAGTTATCTCGACTTTTTATACAAACTTATTTATGAAAAAACCGAAGGGATAGTTAATATGCTGTTAATAGTATTAAACTATTCTCTTGGTGAACAATATGAATATTCCATGAAAAAGCTAGATGGTAGGACTTTTTTAATAATAGATGATAAACAGAATCAGCAAATAGGCAAAATCTCATCTAAAGAATTTGATGAGATTTCTCAAATAATATTAACTTATAATTTAGTTAATTACGACAATCGGAAAATGTCAAGCGATATTCAACAACTTATCAGTGATTATTATAAACTTCAAAATAATGGTAGGACACAAGAGCCTACTTTAGAAGAGAAGAAAGTTTATGTTATTATGAAGAGCGGAATCTCCATACAACAATTAAACGAAATGTCTTATAGAATTTTCTCACAAGTCTATTCAACGGCTTTGGAATGTGATTTATATTTGTCAAACAAAATTATCCAATCTAGTCAAAAGTATGAAACTAAAGGTGAAATAATACACCCATTGCTTGAAAAGAAGATAGATATATTAGATAAAATCTTCAAGGATGCAGATAGTTTCATTAAAGATACAAAAGCTAAACTTGGATAACATAAAGTATATTTAATTATAATAATAAGGAGAAATAAATAATGGCATATGTAATGGCATCAGTCGGAACAGTACAGCTTTTCGACCCATCAAATAATGCTCTTATAGTTACATCTAAAACCCTCTCAGAACAGAGTATGTCTTTTGCTGTAACGGCAGAAGAAGTAAGAGGTGGCACAGGAAATAGACTTTTAGCCAAGTACTATCACGATTCAGCGTTTTCACTTACTCTTACAGACCAGCTCTTTGACTTAGAGTATCTTGCTCTTAACTGTGGTGGTTCTATTACAGCAGGTTCAGACGTAATTACAAATGAGCAGATTACAATTACTACAGCTAATACAATTACAATTTCTCAGAGTGCAGTTAAGTTTAATGGCTCTCTGATGTTGTGGTATAAGAAGTCAACAGACGATGATTCAGCTTATACAGCAGTAGTTATGGATTCAGCTACTACAGCTACAGTAAATGGTCTTGCAGTAGGTGACGTAGTTTGTGTTAAGTATTTTTATAATGCTGATTCAGCAAGAGAATTTACTATTTCATCAACATTTATTCCATCAACTGTATATGCAGTAATGACACTTCCACTTTACAAGAGTGGTACAACAGCTACAAGTTATTCAAGCTCTTCACAGGTTGGTGAAATCCAAATTCGCATACCAAATTTTCAGCTTGATGGAAATCAAGAATTTTCACTTACATCAAGTGGCGTATCAACATCTTCTCTGAATGGCTCTGCACTTGCAACATTTACAAGCGACGCAGGTTGTGAGAACAATGGCTATTATGCTATTATCTCAGAGATTATCTATGGTAAGTCACCTGTAGATAACATTGTAGCAATCGCTATCGAGAACTCAGACATTGACCTCGCTAGTGGAGAAACAGCTACACTTGTAGTATATGGTATCTACAATGATGGTACAACTCCAACAGTAATTGATAACTCACTGTTGACATTTACATCTGGTACACAGTCTGTAGCTACAGTATCAACAAGTGGTGTAGTTACAGCAGTAGCTAGTGGTGAAGCTGTTATCGAAGCTGTAATTACTGATAAACCAACAATTTCAGCTAATGCAGTTGTAACAGTAGCTTAATATAATAAATAAATAATAATAAAAGGGAGGACGGAAATAAATTCTTGTTACTCCCTTTTTTTGTTATTATAGGTGAAATAAAATGTCGTGTCAACATGGATTTTATAAAAAAACAGAAACAAATAGACCGAAACTTTATTGTAAGATAACTAATGACCTATGTGTTTATTCTAAACTTTGTTTAAAAGTTAATAAATACATATACAACGATAAATCAGAGGAATGTATGATTAAGAAAGAAAATAATAAAAAATCAATCCCTAATGGTGCTTATTATGTTCGATTTGTCAAGAACGGATATGCTTACGCTGAATTAGGAGATACAGTTGTCAAGGTAAAATGTGACGACCTCGATGGTATTATTAATTATATTTACATTCAACAGAACAATGATGGTACGTATATAGGTTCTTTAACTCCTTTTGTGAGTAATAATGAAGCTAAGAAAATAACTAAAAAGAGAAAAAATAAAGTAGAAAACAACAATAGTGAGAACGAGGTTTAATTAAACATATGGGCGTTTAATTAAATAACGCTCTTAATATGTGTTTCTATGGTTATCGTTGTACCTATTTAAATCTAAGTTCGCATTATATAGTACAACGCAGTAACTAAGAATTTATATTATATAATGAATATAACAACTTAGATAATTTCTACTTCTTAATAACGGGAGAGAAATGATGGTTGATGAAAATATAAGTATAGACGATTTAATACAGTTACGAAAAAGAATAGATAATATCGAACACCACGATATTTCTGATATTAAAGCCGACATTTCAGAAATTAAATCTGAATTGCGTGGAAATAAAGTTATAATTGAACAGAACACAAAGGTACTAGATAAACTATCAAATACACTTGACGAAACAACTAAGACAATGGTGGAATTGAGTATGAACGTAAAGAATTCCAATTCAAATATTGATAAGCTCGAAAACAAAATAGATGCAGTTAGAAATAATCTTAAAGCTGTAGAAGAAAAATCTAAGTTCGATATAATGTCTTGGATTAGAGATAATTTCGTTAATGTAGTATTAACAATTGGTGTAATTAGTTATCTAGTAACACAAATAATTAAATAATGAGGGCAATATTATGATTAGGAATGGAGAAAACGCTCAGACACTCTTTGGAAAATCTACAGATACTAAACCTGTTAATGGTGTAAATGGAAATCTTTTTTATACAAAAGATGCTTATGTTGAAATAGACACAGGAGATGTTTATTTCTTTGATGAAGATACTAATTCATGGATTTTACCATCATAATATAAGGAGGAACAATAGAATATGGATGTCATTTCTTATGCGCTTTCCAGAAAATATACAAATGATACAGTCATAGGACTTGGAGCTATTAAAGGCTCGAATTGTAGCATCACATCTATCGTGGATAACTCAGATGGTACACATGATATTACTTTCTCATGGAAAGACACATCAGACGTTACACATACTAGTGTATTAACTGTATCTGATGGTGAAACACCAACTTTCTCATCAACAGTTATTACAGGTGGTCATAGAATCACATTTACCACTGATAATCCATCTCAAACAGTATCATTCGATGTAATGGATGGTAGTAAAGGCGATTCGGGAATATCTGTAGTATCATCAAACGTTGATGATAACAATAATCTTACATTTACATTATCAAATGGTAATGTAATTAGTGCAGGAAAAATCAATGCAGTTACTATAGTTGATACTGCATTATCTACTTCAAGTTCTAATCCCGTTGAAAACAAAGTTATCACAAATGCCTTAAATAATAAGGTTGATAAAGAAAGTGGGAAAGGTTTATCTACAGAGGATTTTACAACCGCTGAAAAGGATAAATTATCAAACATTGAAGATAATGCACAAGTTAACGTAATCGAAAAATTGATAATAAACGGCACAGAAGCAACAGTAACAGATAAAGCTGTTGCGCTTACTCTAATCACATCTGCCGTAAGTAATTTACAGAATTATTACTTAAAAAGTGAAACATATACAAAAACAGAAGTAGAAGATTTAATCGGTTCGACTGTTGGTGTTACTATTGAAATCGTAGAAGAACTACCAACAGAAGGACAGTCTAATGTTATTTATTTCTTACCAACAGAAACTACAGACGTATATAGCCAATATCTCTATACTGCTAATGGTTGGGTTTTGATTGGTTCAACTACTGTTGACTTATCAAATTATTATACTAAAACACAAGTAGATACATTATTAGCCGCAAAACAGAATACATTGACAATAGATAGTTTCCCTACATCTTTGTCGAATAATCCTGTAGCTAGTGGTGGTGTATATACAGCTATTGCTCAGATGCAGTCGCAATTTCAGTATAGTAATATGCCTACAGCTAGTGCGGATAATCTAGGTTATGTATATCAGTACATTGGAACAACAGGTACTTATACTCAGAATATGTTTTATCGCTGTATTTACGATGATACCCTTGGAGAATATCAGTGGAAAGAAGTAATTTTCAATGCCACAGTAACAGTAGATAGTGCAATTGATAGTACAAGTGAAAATCCTGTACAGAACAAAGTTATTAAATCAGCATTGGATGAAAAGCAAGATATTATTCAATATTCAACAATGCCAAGTGCGCAAGATAACTTAGGTAAAATTGTGCAGTATAATGGAACTACTACTAGTACATATACAAACGGATATTTCTATAAAGCTGTGTATGACTCAGAGAATGATTTATATTATTGGAAACAGATTGAGTTTTCAGAAGATATTTTAATAGATAGCGCACTTAGCGATAGTAGTGAAAATCCTGTACAGAATAAGGTTATTACTAATGCGATTACTGAAATCACAGATGTAATCCCTTCTGATGCTTCTAGCACAAACCAACTCGTAGACAGAGATAGTTTAGGTACTGCAAGTCAAAAGAATGTTACACCTTATGTATCTCCCGATAATACAGATGTGCCTATTTCATCTAGTGTTTATAGTGCAATTACAAGTGCTGTATATGGTGCATATCATCCAAGTGGAAGTAAAACTATTGCTGAATTAACATCAGATTTATTGGTACTTGCTAATATTGGTAATGTATATAAAATTACAGAAGATGGTGTAACTACTAATTTATTTATTGGCGGTGCGGGTCAAACAATCCATACGGGTGATAATGCAGTTGTTGTATATGGTGGTCAACCTAATACTTTCTTATTTGACTTACAAAGTGGTAGTATTGATTTAACACCTTATCAAACTAAAGCATTAGAAAGTGCTGTTGAGGGTGAAACTACTGTAGAAGATGCTTTAAGTGCATTGAGTACAAATAGTCAAGCGGAAATTGCAACAAGGGCAAAGGTTAGCGGTCATAATATCGGTAAAATAACAAAGCCATCACAAACAGGTTTAACAGGTTTGGATTTTACTGTTAATTTAGATGGTTCTATAACAGTTAATGGAACATCAACAGCTGCTTGGTCATTTATAATGAATGATTCAATGCTATTAAAGGCAGGTAGTTATATACTTTCAAGTGGTATTGGTGCAAATCCTAATTTGTATGCTCAGATTACAAATGAAAGTCAATCTACAAATATTGCAAATACAGCGAACAGCGCAGAAAAAACATTTACGTTAAATGTTGATACAATAGTGGTTTATAGGATTTTCTATCTATCTGGTCAGACATTTGATAATGTTATTGTTAAGCCAATGATTCGTCTTGCAACAGATAAAAGCGCTGATTACGAACCTTACTCTATGACAAACCAAGAAATAACTCCATATGTTCAAGCTATTAGTAATCCTAACCTACTTGATAACCCTTGGTTTACAGTAAATCAGAGGGGGCAGAGCAGTTATACAAATCCAAGTGTCGGAACTCATGTAGTAGATAGATGGGCAGTTAGATACAATCCGAGTAGTGGAGATGTTGCTGTTGCCAATAATATTGTAACACTTACAAGTAATGGTGGATTCCTTATTATTGGTGAGAGATTTGAAGAGAATGTAGGCTTTAGCGGAAAAACAATGACCGCATCAATTATGCTTTCAGATGGTACTATTTACAATGGTACAGATGTTTTCCCTAGTAAAAACGGTGCTGATAAGATAGTTATAGACACAGATGATTTTAGTGTTTATTTCCAATATAGCTCTGCATCTGGTAACTATCCAATGTTAGGAATTACTTGTAAGGTTAATAAGACATTGGCAATCAAAGCAGTCAAACTTGAACTTGGTTCAGTATCAACTCTTGCACAAGACACAGCTCCAAATTATCAGCAGGAGCTTGCTAAATGTCAGAGATATTTTGTTCGTTTCTTTGGAACTAGTAGTGTAGGAACTGGATTTGCGCAAACTTCCACTACAGCATGGATAACAACCGTATTACCTGTACCAATGAGAACACAACCGACATTAACTTTAACAGGTACAATAAGAATACAACACGCTAATGGAATAGGTGATGCGGGTCCAGCAGTTACCGCACTCTCAATTAATACTATTAATAGCATACACGTTAAATTAGACTGTACTTCAAGTGGATTAGTTGCAGGAGAGGGTTGTGAATTAAATGTAAGAAATAGTACTTCATATTTAGATTTTTCAGCCGACCTATAAAAAATATACACAGAAAGGAAACAGATGGCAAACGTAATTTTTCGTAGGGGTACTACATCTGAATTAGCCAATATATCTATTACAGATGGTGCTATCCTATTTAATACAGAAACATATAAAATTTACGTAGACAACGGAACTTCTCGTATTCAGTTTGGTGGCGATACCGACTTGGTTACAAGTATTTCCGAAGCTAGTAGCACCAATACATTTAGTGGCAGTGCTATTGTAAATTTATTCTTACAGAAAACAAGTTGTATCAATTCCGCAAGTACAGCCTTGGCAGTTACGCAAGACAACATCCCACTTGGCTGTAAAGCATTTGCAGAAGAAATTGGTAACTCTGATTTTAGTGGTGTAGGTGCTAGTGTAAGTGCGGCTTTAGTAAATTTGAGTAGTTATGTATCGGCAACTTTGGCAACAGGTGAAACTACTTTAACATTTACTAATAGTAATTTTGGCTCAACTACGGGATTTAGAGTACAGACTGATACATGGGGAGTAAACCCTACAAATCTTAGTTTAAGTGGAACGACTTTGACTGTGACATTTGATAAACAAGATGCAGATGTTGTAGTTAGAGTATTCTATTCTAATATAACATAAATTTAAATATATATAGGGAGTGTTTGAAATAAACGCTCCCTATAAATGAATAAAAAAATAGTACGATTTAGACGTATTAAATAAAACTTTGAAACTTTAATAAAGATTAAAAAATTAAGAAAGAGAGGAAATTTATTATGGCATTTTTTGATTGTCAATCTGGAGGAACGGACTTTCATACAAGTCTTGTCACTAGGTACGCTAGTCAATCTTTATGGCTTTATAAAACTAATTTAGATGAATACCAAACACTTAGAGTTGCAAGAGGTTCATCAAGCACTTCCAATTTGATTTTAGAACAATCAAACGGAACAACCCAAACAATATCATCATTCCCTTTTGAAGTAGATATTAGCAGTATTACCAATAGAACACATATAGCATTTTATATTCCTAGCAATACAAGTAGTGTTCAAATATATGATATATATCTTTTAAAATAAGTATCATCAAACCGAACA